CTGGTGTAACATCAAGATCTCTCACACCAAAATCCTTATAATCTTTATATCCAAGATCTTTTGTTGTTTGTGTTGTCAAATCATATTGGCGGTTTCCGTGATATGGCCCCCTATCGATAACTGGTGCAACAATTGATCTGCCAGTTTTTGGATCGGTAATTTTAACTTGACTTCCTAGTGGCAACTTTTTATGTGCAACACCACGAGTACCTGGCGTTAATTTTTGTCCAGAAGCAGTTGGATTGCCGTATAATCCAGGTCCATAAGAACTAGTTGATACTATTGCACCAAAAGGAAGTGCCTCATTTATAAACTCTTTAAAAGTTTTCACTTATTAGTCCGCAATGATTAGATTGAACCATGCTTCACTCATACCTGAGATAATATTATCGGCAGACTCTTTATCTTCCGCATAACCTTCACTAATTAGGTGTTCAACAACTCTTTCGTAGTTTTTATGAATTTCTTGTGATTGTCTTGGAGTTGGTTTCATTGTTACTACTAGTTTTATTTTTATTTAGATAAAAAAAGACCCCCTTTCGGGGGTCTGATAGATATGTGAATCGAGATCACATTAAATTGGTCACTTTGACTCTTCTGTAGTAACGGTTTGCGTTACGATCAAGACCAGCACCGCTGATTGAGCTAGTACCCTGCGAGAATGGGTTAGCAACAATTCCATAACGAGTCTTGAAGCCGATCTTAGGCTGGAAGGTGTCCTGACCAACGGCACGTACCATCTGGAGAGGTACATATGGGCAGTAGAACAGACCAGCATCATAAGGGGAAGAACCCTTATAACCAACAACATAGTACTGGTTAGCAGATACGTTTGCAGAATAAGGATCGATATAAACACGATACTTACCTTGCAGAACACCAGCGAAGGTGTTACCAGTGTCATCAACGTTGAGGTTAGCGTTGAGTGCAGGGGTGTAATCAAGAACACCTGCCATCGTGAGTGCCGAAGCAACGTCAGCGGAGCAGAGGATCATGTTACCCTTGCCACGACGAGTTCTCTGGGCGATAGCGTTTGCGTCACGCTCGATCTGGAAGATCAGACCCTTGAACTTCTCAACCGACCAACGACCGTTGGAGTCAACGTCAAGGTCAAAAGTACCAGCAGTAGCAACGTTTGCCTGAGCACCAGACTCAGCAACGTTATAGATGGTACGGATAACTTCGCGGTTGATTTCAGCGAGGATCTCGGTGCTGAGGATGTTGGCAAGCTCAGCTTCTGCATTCAGACCGTGAATTGCCTTCAGGTCTTGTGCGAGTTCGAGCGAATACTCAGCTTTCAGAGCACGTGACTTAGCAGTAACGGTGACTTTCTCGATCGAGAATGCCATCTCGTTAAAGTGGTCACCAGTACCTTGACCAAGATTCTCTGCGTCATCGGTACGCATACCCTGACCTACGTTGTAGGTAGTTGCGTCGCCGGTTGCAGGGAAAGTGGCGTCCAGAAGACCAGGATTGGTTCCACGTTGAGTGGTTGTACCCATACCAACGTTACCAGCGGTGAATCCGTTGGTGAGGTTGAATCCACTGTCCTGTCCAGAGAATGCAGTATCTGCTTCGTTGAACAGTGCTTCGGTGCCGCTCATGGTATTGTAACGTGAGCGCATTGCAAAGATCAGTCCAGTAGGACCGTTCATTGGTTGAACACCAGCGAGGTCATAAGCGACCAGATTAGGCATTGAGCGTCTGATCAGAGAGATCAGAACGGGGTCGAAACCAGCAACAGGTGAAGTAGCGCCAGCTGAGAAACCAGCATTGGTGCCGCTATTAGTGTTGACAGTTGGAGACTCGGAAAGGAAAGAACGCTCTTCACGGAGTTCTCTCTCTTGGTTTTCAAGCAGGATTGCGGTTACCGCTCTACGATGTGAATCTTTGATTGGATCAAGACCATCATAGTCGAGAATTGGTGCCCACTTCTCCTGCAGATGCTCGGCATTGAACATTTGCATTTGATTTTTACCTCTTTTTTAAAAGTGTTGTTGTTTGATTATGATCTAAAAATCACTTTTTAGAAGCTCTTGAAAGAGTCTCTAAGTAAGCGGCCATCATTGGAGAAATAGACTCATTGAGAGATTCTTTCTCACTTGTGGTCACTTCTTCTGAGAGATTCTCAGTTGTGCTTCTTTGAGTACCAGTGTTTGATGGGAAATACGATTCCCTCAGCGTTACTAGCTTCTCACGATAGTCTGCTTCACTTTCAAACTCAACATTTTCGGCAAGAGAAGCGAGTTTGTCCTTCTGAGAAAGTGCTAGACCCTCAGCGACGTCTGCAAAGATTACATCAGCAACCGACTCGGCTAATCTTCTATTCAGAGCAACGTTTCTTTCGATTTGCTCGTTGAGTTTTTCTTCCATTTCATCAAGTTTATCTACCATGCTCTCGATAACATCATATCTATCTTCAGGGATTGTTACATAATGATCTTCAAAAAGACCTCTCATTCCTTGTAAGAATGATTCGGTCATTTCGGTCTTAAGACCGTGCTCAACTGCGAGTGCATTTTCTTGGAACCACTCATCAGCGACATATTCAAGATAAGAATCAACTCTTTCAGTTAGTTGATTCTTAATTGCATCAAGCTCTTCTACAAGAACAGCAGCATACGATTCTTGAAGAGACTCTTTGATTTCAGCAACTCTTGATTTAATTGCTGCTTCAAAGATTGTACGTGCTTTCTCTTGAAATTCTTCAGAAAGATCTTCACCTGCAAGAAGAGCATTAACATCTTCTTCAATGTTAAAATCTTCCTCTACAACTTCTTCTTCTTCCTCTTCAATTTCCTCTTCATCACCTTCTTCACCAACTTCAAAATCCTCTTCCTCTTCAGTCTCCTCTTCAATGACCTCTTCTTCTACTTCGGTCTCTTCTGCTCTTACCGCTTTCGCGTTAACAACATCTTTGACCTGAGCAAGAGTTGCACCAGGAGTTCTGAGTGCTGCTGAATCGTCGTCTGGACGATAATTATCAGGAGTAGGACCGCCGAGATCTTCAACTGGAATACCAGCCGAAGGCATTGGCTCAGCAGGTGCAGCCCCTTTGGTTACTACGTTTTCCATTTCTTGTAAATTGCTACCAACGGACATTTTTGTTTAGATTCTGTGATAATCTATATTTATTTATAAATTAAAGATTTGAGAGGAAATCGTTGAATAAATTCAACTTATGCTCTTCAAGTCTTTTTTGATCTACAAGAGTATTAATTCTCTTTTGAGTTTGTTCAGCAAGTCTTTCACGAAGAATTCCACCTTCCCAAACCCACTCTTTACCTTCCATAATTCCCTGAACAAAAGCATCAGGAGCAGAAGGGTCGGCAACAATATCAGCAGCAGTTGCTAGCATAAAATCTTCACCGACAATTTTATGACCTTCATTGGTCATCTTTAATGAACCAACACCACGAGAAGAAACACCAAGACAAACTCCCTCACTAATGAGAGATTTTGCAATCTTGCCCATTGGAGTTTCTAAAAGTTGTGCCTTACCAATAAAATTATTACCATCTTTATAAAGTTCACAAATTTTATGTGAAACTCTATCAAGATTTACAGTAGGTCCATCAGGGTGACCAAGTTCTCCAAGAGCACGACCTTTTTGAACAAATGCCTCATTATAGCGATTTACCTCTCTTTCCATGATGGCAAGAGGGTACATTCTGCCGTTTCTGTTGACTTGTTCTGCCTGTAAGAAAATACCTTTGATATAGGATTTTTTTGCAGATCCTTTACCTTCTGTAATAAATTCTACTTTTGAAATTTCTTCTGTGATGAGTTTCATTGTTTTAGTTTGTAAATCCTACTTTTGCGCCTTTGACCCTATTGCTATCAGCAAATACACAATGACTTGCAATCTTAACAATTTGCTCAACTGTTCCGGCAGGCATTGTGATTGAACCAATACCCGTTCCACTTTGAGTTTCAACTACTGTTACGATACGTGCAACCGTATCTGTATTCACAAGACGAACAACTGTTGCTGCACTAAAACTTGTAGCTGTTCCTGTTGTGGTTGGTAAATTTAGCTCATCTGCTAAAATTTTTGTTGTCATTATTCCTCTTCCTGAGTTTGTGCATCTTCATACTCACTTTCACCAAACATTGATGAGGCAACGATTGGTTTTGCAAGTTCGATTCTTTCCGCTGCTTTTGAATAAAGAACATCGTGAATTTTGTCACGAATATCGGATGCAGCAGCATCTGTCGCAATCAAATCGATAAGGTCTTCCATAAAATTAAAATATATTCCTATTCTTTATTTATATCTCAGCCTTTTTGGCATCTTTTTGCATTTGAGCATCAGTTACTGCTCCCTGTGTATCTAGGTTTGGTTCAGTTGGAACTTCACCCATTCCCATGGCATCTTGACCCATTCCTGCCATACCACTACCCTCTCCCGGTTGAGGTAATGGTGCTCCGGTAATTGGATCTATTTGAGAAGGATCTGGTAGGATACCTTTTTGAATTTCATCTTCAATTTGCTCATCAATTTCAATAATCTCAGAATCAGTTTGGCGAAGAATTTTCTTTCTTACATATTCTGTTGAGAAATATTTTCCGATATAAGGTTCAATAGTTGCCAATGTTCCCAACCTACCATTAAGAAGTTCAGATTCTTTTAATTCTGCGAACTGATTATCGTATAAGAAGTCATATTGTATATGATCTGACATCACTTCCCAGTCTTCTGGTGAAACGATGTTTTTGAGAATCAATTGCGTTTTCAACATATCGTTAAACATTTGAGAAAATCTCTTTCTCAAACGACCCACAAACTTTGCAAATTTAAGTTCATCTCTTAAAATTTCTGATGATCTCCCAAGATTGAATCCATCACCACCGCCAGCAATTCTTGATTCTGGAACTCCAAGTGCTCTATAAAGTTTCTTTTGGAAATACTCAATATCAGCAAGTTCTCCAAGATTCTGTCCACCAGGAAGAGTTGTGATTTCAGTTCCTCTACCACCTTCTCTTCTTGGAAGCCAAAAATCTTCCATCATAGACATGAACTTACGATCATCACGAACTTCACCAGTTCCTGCATCGTAAACTAGTTTATTACGATAACGATTCATTACCTCTTTGAGGTATTGTTCTGCTTTTACTTTTGGAAGATTACCAACATCAATATAGAAAATTCTACGCTCAGGTGCTCTCGATAATCTATAAATTACAAGAGAATCCTCAATCATACGAAGTTGATTGAGTGCTTTGATTGCTTTATGTAGATATGAAAGTACGGTGTTTTTATTTCTATCTACAAGACCAGAAGTACAATAGACAATGGAATCCTTTGCAATTTTTACTGCTTTACCGGAACCAGCACCAGAAACCATTCCTGTTGGATAATTTGGAGTCGGAGTGTATAGAAAATATTCTTCAAATTCTATATTTTGTGGTAAAGAATTTTCAGTATTTTTTACATTTACTCTCGCATATGGATCTTTATTTTTCTTTTCTTGGCGGATATAACGCATCTTCATGGGATCAATATATCTCAAATCCTGAATACCTGCCTGAGGATTTTTGAGATCAATGACTTTTAGATAATAAATTCTACCATCAATATACCAATTCCTAAAAATTTCATGGCACTTTCTATCAAAGTCCATGATTTCTTTTAGATACTTAAATTCTTCTCTTATTTTTTTCTTTAATGTTTCGCTTGCGTTTAAATTGGAAAGTTCAATTTCAACTGGTGAATCGTAAAGATCACTGACAAGAGCTTCATTGACAACATCTTCAATGGCACCATCACACTCTGGATGAAGGGCCATTTCTCTATATCTTTTAATTAAATCATGCTCAGTTCGATAAACTCCTTCAATATCAATATATTGACCGTAAAAACCACTAGCAATATAATTATCAAACCCGTCCTCATTGGTTTGAGGAACGGGCGATATTATTGAAGGAGATTTATTTTTATTATCGTCAATAGAAAAACCAAAAAGTTTTGCCATAGTATAATCTTTTTGCCTGTTATTCTATTATTTAGTTGATGTCTTCACCACCAGCATTTGCGCCAGTGCCTCTAATTGCTTCCCACCATTGAACTTGAAGTTCTACGGTGAACTCTTCAATTCCTTGTCCATCATATGTAAGTTCAATAGGAGCAACCTGAGTTGGGAACACATCATAAAAACGATAAGATCTCAGAGCAGATCCATCACGATCGAGTTGATAAACATAAGCATCTGCTTGATAATCTGCTGGGTTTGTTAAACCAGTGTTATCAGAAACTCTGTTGATGACATTCATCCACTTTTCAAAAGCGGAACGAATTGCAAAATCAGTGTCGTTGATAACGGTAACAGTCCAAGAATCAAACGTTCTGTCGCCTGCAATTTTTAATACTCTTCCTCTGAAAGGAACTTCAATTTGGGCAACGTTGGATGCTGGTAAGTTTGCACCTTTTACTAAGAATCTTGATTTATCAAGAACATCGGTGCTTGGTTGTGCAGCATCTGGGAAAGTGAGGACAACCTCAAAGAGATTAGAACGAGCTCCACCACCAGTTAACTTACTCTTGAAGTCAGTAATCTTTCTTAGTGGGGGTGGATTAATTTGATTTCTAGCTGGCATGATTTTTAACCTCTAGTGAATTAAACGGAACCGATTACTTCTTCAAAAGCAACACCAGTTCTGGTGGCAACGAAGGTAAGACCGATAAAGTTGATTGATCTTGCTGGTTTGATGTAAATATCAGCAACAAACTCATTTGCATCAATAACTGCTGCTGTGTTGTTTGTCTCATCACAAATGACAACATAATCAAAGATACCTCTCTTAGATTGAACATCGCGGAGGAATGGTTCAATGATATTTACAAAACTTGTTCTGGTGATTTCATCATTGAACTCGAAGAGGAAATCTTTCGCAGCAGCGGAGATAGCATCTTCAAGGTAGATAAAGAGTCTACGAACGTTAATTCTATCAAATGCCGATGACTTAGCAAAACCAGTCTTATCACCGAACAAGATAATTCCAGCACCAGGTGAGAAGATAATTGGATTAATTCTGTTGGAATACAGAATGTCTCTTTGCTTTCTTCCTGGATTGTATGCAAGTTTAACTGCATTTAAAATTGCACCTCTTGAAGTTCCTGCTGGTGAGAACCAAGGGAACAGTTGAACATCAGTTCTTGCACAAGTACCGGCAACATCACCATTCAATGGAACATATCGGAAAGTATTATTGAAGCGGTCGTACATATACTTATAACCACTATCAAAGACACCATAGGTAGTTGATGTTATTGGAGCATAGAAACTAACAACATTATCCGTGATAGTATCAATATTATTTACAGTTACGGTTCCAACAGAAGAATCATTCAAGAATGCTTGTCTATATGGTGAGATAAAGGCAATAGAATCTTTTCTTGCCTCTGCAACAGCAATACACTTGTTGGCAAGTGCTTGTGCTTGATCTTTTGGATAATTTGCAGATCCCATTAAAATGAAATCTACTTCATACTCTTCTGTATTTTCAAAAATTGTTAGTCCACTTACAATATCATCTAGACTGGAATAAAGTGCTCCCGATGTTACTAAATCAGTTTTGCCACCATAATTTATACCACCAGCAAGAGTGTAGGTATTTGATCCAGATCCAGCAAAAATTACATTTTGAGCATCTTGATCCCAACCAGTGTCTGTGTTGAGTTCAAACTGAGCAACACCATTTGCACTAAAACCAGTAGTTACAACACCAACTGGTTGTGAACCACCAAAGACATATTGTGAATTTGTTTCAAGATACTTTCTCCAATATGATGGACTTCCTACGGAAAACTCACCATCTTTTGCTTTTGAAAGACTCAGGTGCTTTTCTAAGATTGTTCCAGCATTTCCAGTAACCGTTCCAAGATCATCGATTACTACGACGTGAACTTCATCGAATCTTCCACCTCTACCAGCAGCAAATGCTGAAGTTGATGGTTTACTTGCAATTGCATCCCACTCTATGCTACCAACATTAAGAGTGATGCTTTGCTGCTCGAACCAATCTAACTCTCCGGTATATGCTCTTGATGCAAATGCTGATGATTGACCATTTGTATGAATCGCAACCGCACCAGTGTTTGGCAACGCATAAACGCCATTTTGTTGATAATCAACATTTACCATAGCGCCAGTGTCTGTTACAACTCCCACTAATTTTGTGGAAATTCTACCAGATCCTACTTCTGTAATAACTCCCTTATAATAACCACCTAATAGTGAAGTTATTCCTATTCCAGGAAGACTTGTTCCAGCAGGAATTGCAACTGTAAATCCATAACCAACCTGAACATTAGTTGTGGTAACGCCAGTTAAAATTTGATCTGCTTTAGCATCAATAATTGCAACCTTGATTCCATTTGCCCAAGTTCCAGGATTCTTTGCAGCAAAGGTAACGTTTGTAATGGTGTTTTCATCATATCCAAGTTGGACATAATGCTCATTGCTTTTAATTTTTACGCTTGTTGCTGCACCAACAAAAGCATTTGTTAATTGAGAGTCATTTGATCTCGCAACTCTCATTGTTCCACCATAAGCAAGATATGAGGATGCTACCATCCAACTCTCATAATGCTTATCAGTAGAATATGGTTGACCAAAAGTTTGATAGAGATCATTCTCATTCTCTACAAGTTGAGGAAGATCTACTGGTCCCTTTGCGAATGGTGCAACAAGTGCCGCAACAGAACCAGAAACTGGATCTACCCTACCAATAGTTAGATCAACCTCTCTTACTACAATTCCAGGAGATGCTAAATTTAGAGGCATCTTTTATTCTCCGTTTCCAGAATTAACCTGAAAATATTTATGAAAAAGACTACTTTCATTGGGGAAACAATCAATGAACACACTTACCAGTCAGGATATTCCCACTCAACTACTTTTAAAGTACCTTTTCTATTAGATATAACTCTTTTCTTCGTACACTCTTTACACTCATAAGCGTATGCAGAAGGAAAAGCACCTCTACCTTTTCGAGTTAGGTAAAAGTCATCTATCAAACTTTTTGTTTCACCGCAAATTCTACAAGTTCTTTCTAGAAACAATAAGTGTTGAGTGTTAATCTGATCATCAATATCAAAGTCCATCAAAGATAATCCCACATATACGAACGATCTCCATATTCATCTAAGTGCCATCTATCTCCATCATTATCAACAAAACTAGTCATATCATTGATGCCATCTAAGATAAATCCAAATGGTGCCATATCTTGATCTATTTGATTTTTTTGCTCTTCATAGATTCGCTTACGAACATCATTGTCCGTCATCTCTTTGAAGTATGGTTGTGCAACTAACCAAGAGAAAATAACAAGACACATTGCCAAATCATCATTACAACCTTCTTCTGCCTCAAAGGAATTATGCTTCTGTGCAAATGTTGTTAATTCTGATATAATGTCATAATCAACAGTCAATAATTTATCATCCTCCAACAAAGTTTTTAAGTTAGAGCATCCAAGTTTTTTAACAGCAGCAGTCATTCTCACACCAAGTTGAGATTTCTTTCCACTAAATCCAGACCCAACCAACTGTCCAGCACGACCACGCATTGCACACATTAAAACATTGTCATACTCCAAATCAAAATGTAGAATATTTGCCACCTGATCACCAATATCATTAACCTCAACTAACAACCAAGAATTATTATATCCTCTTGCCACTTCGTAAATGATACTCGGAAACAACATTGGTTTAATTTCATTGTTTCTGTATTTTGCTACAATCTTATATGGAAAATTTGTAATATCAAAAACGACGAACGCCGAGTAATCATTACCAAGACCACGAGCAACATCAACAGTCATTAAGTAACTGTGTTCCTCTATTGGATTCTCGTAAATATCCAATCCTGCATTTCTTTTGATTGGATCATCATAAGATAAATTTCTTAATTTTGTTGGATTAATCAGAGTGTTGATAGATCCTAAGAATTCGCATTCAAACTCAACTTTGAACTGCTGCTCAGATGTGTTGGCAATCGTTTGCTCTTTCCAAGCAGCATCTCTACCAGGAACTTCCGACCAATGAACATCAGTAGGGATATATTCATTTCTACCCTTTTCAGAGTCGTGCCACATACGGTAGAAGTGATTCATACCACGTGGCGTGGATACGATAATTACCTTCGTGCTCTGTCCAGAAGAAATAGTAGGATAAACAGAGGCAAAGAAGTCATCAGCAATGTGATTCGGGATGAAAGCGAACTCGTCAAGAAAGATGACATTATAGGATCCGCCTCTGACAGCAGATGAAGAAGTAGAGTTAGATGAAATTTTTGATCCATTTTCTAATTCAAGTGATCCTTTGTTCCAGGATATAATACCCTGTTGCATCCACTTTGGCAGATTCTCATAAGCAAGTTGCAATCTTCCAAGTAGGTCTCTTGCTGTGGATGCTTTGTTTGCTAGAATAGCTATATTAACATTGTCGTTGAATACGGCATAATGTAACAAATATGAAACACAAGTTGTAGATTTACCTGTCTGACGGGGCATCTTACAAATATTAAATCTGTTCTCGTGGAAGTTTCTTACAAGTTTCTCTTGAAATGGATACATCTCAAAAGGAACCAGACCGTGATCCAGAGAAACAATTTTAATATAATTTTTTGCGAAATAAACGGGATCTTCTTTACACTTTAAGAACTCAATAATTTGTTCTTCTGTAAATTCAATTTGTGTATTCGCTTTTTTTAATAGAGGATTACCTAAGTAAATATCAGCTGCCATAAAAATTACCTACTAATTTCTTCCCAGTCCATAGATGCATAAACACTCTCACTACTAGATATTGGAGAAGCAGCAACAACAAGCGTGAGTTCAAAAGGTGTAGAAGTCAAACTATTTCTTTCCAACTGAAACTTGAAGAGTGCTTCTTTGAGAATATCAATTGATGGAGAACCTTGATTTGATGAGTTTATAAATCCACTTGCAAGTATTCTTCCTCCAGCAAAAGAAGTGCCAGTGATGTTATAATCAACAGCACTATCAGCACCAGCACTCACCCAACTTCCACCTGTTGTAGTTCCAGATGCTCTTACCTGCCAATTATAGTTAATTCCATTACTAACTCCCATAATAGAAAGTGCAGTCATAATGATAATCGCATCCAAAGCAGTAGTTTTTAATCTTAAACTAATTATGGGATAAAAAGTTCCAGCAACAGAAAGAGTTCTTGGTGCTGTGATTGGTGTTCCTATTGCCTGTTGTAATCCACGAAGTTCATAACCACCTTCTGAAATTACAGTAGAACAAACTTGTTTGAGTGTACTTGCACTAGTTGTAATTCCAGTATTTGCAATCTCATATCTCAAAGGCAATGATGCTGTTGTGATATAAGTTGAAGTGATATAATTTGCGTGATGGAATGAATGGCAGTGAATAAATTTCCCATCAACTACAAAACCCAATCTAACTGTTCCAAGTCCCAACCATTCAATATCCATCCACAAAATTTGTGCTTTGGAAATATCTAATGTGACACCAGATGGATTGAGATGCCCTGCACCAAGCATCGTATCAACATTCCAATCCGACTGTGCTACTCTTGTTATTGTTCCAGTAGATAAACTTCTTTCCGCAAAATATAAAGTGCTTCCATCAAGTTCCAGATACATTCCATTATCTGCACCAAAGTATCCTACTCTTTGACGGAGATTTGTTTTTGGTGGGTCCATTACAAATGTATTCAATACCTGTAATGATTTTCCTGGTTGATATGAGAATACTTTTGTGGTTTCTCTAATCACAGAACATCCAGCAGTAGTTCCGACACTAATATTAACCAAACCTTGTGCTGTTACAAATCCAACTGTTGAACCAGTACCAACAACTAAACCACTCCAAAGATTATTATCTCTATATCTGTGAGAACTATCAAAAAGTGTAAGTGGTGTTGAAGTTCTTAAACGACCAAATGCATCAGTTGCTATTGGGGGAAATGTAACAGATGCTGATGATGTTGTAGAAATTGATACTGTTCCTGTGACTGGTAGTGGATTACTGGAACTTACGGGAGCACTATTGAGATTGAGTGATACTTGCCCTGTTGTTCCAATTCCCACTGTTCCTTGAACTGTGACTGTTGAACCAATACCTGATACTGCGACTGTTGTGACTGGATTGGTTACATAAAAACTTGTATTTGAGATTGATACTGTATTAGCAATAGAAACAGTTCCACCTACGGTTACAGAAGTAACGGGATTTAGAATATAAAAACTTGTATTTGCAATTGATACTGAACCACCAATTCCAGTTACATAGAATGAAGTATTGGAAATTGAAACCGATGAACCAAAACCAGAAATATAAAAACTTGTATTAGATATTGCTACGGTATTCAGTAATGAAGAAATGCCAACTGGGAGATATGTAAGATTTAGATTTACTGTCCCAACACCAACTGGAAGATATGGAACAGTTAAAATGCTACTTATCCCAACTTCTGTGATGTGATTATGAACTGGATTTTCTGGAGAACTTGCAACATTCACAGTTGCTCCAATACTCACATCACCATTAATTGTAATATTTGAACTTCCAAGAGATACTGGAAATGGATTTTCAAAAGAAACTGGACTGCCATCTTTTGTGGCAATCATAGGTACTTCAAAAAGGGTCCTTTCTTGGTTTAGAAAGTCCTGTGTATTCTTATTCCACTGTGCCATTAATCATTCACCCCACGATAATTTTTCTGGTTGATACCTTTGTGCGTTTTTGATTCTTGAAGTATTTACCTGAGAAGGATAAACGTTATGAACAATTGCACCGGGATATTCTCCTTGAATTTGTTCTGCCAATTCATTTTTAGGGAGCATTTTGCCTTCTACTTCTAAACGATACATCTTTCCTTCCCAAACTACATCAGCAAAGAAAGACTCGCTTGCTTCTTCTGGTTGGGAAGAACCTACGTTTAGAGTTCCGTTAAAGTCACCATTGATGGTGATACTTTCTGAAATAAATTGTTGAAAAGATTTCATTTTAGTTACAGTTCCAACGACGTAGGGCTTTGTTGATTCTGGAATCTGGATCTCTTGCAGTTTTTGTAGAAGTTAGTTTAGACTTCATACCTTTCATACGCCGACAGAAATTAGCACGACGCTTTGCTCTTTTACCCTTTGGTTTTTTTTCAGTAACTGCAGTTTGAAGTTTTGATCCAGGATTCTCACGACGATAAGCATCAACTGCTGCTTGACTTAGACCATCAGTTTTATCTTTACGATTTACTGATTGCCAATCTTCGGAAATCTCTGTTCTCCAATCAGAATATCCTTCCTTTACACAGCGGTTGTAAGTTTTACCAAACAGTTCTTGTGTTCCTGATTTTTTGTAACCTTTCCAGCACTTTTTACCTGCCTCATCTAAAATTTCACTTCCAATACCCTTTGATGCTTGTAATGGTTGTGGTTCAATAATATTTACAGATTCAACTTCTGTTGGGAAGAATTCATCTCTCCAATTGGAAAATTCATATCCTTCTTTTTTAGTTTTATTTCCCCAATTTTTTGCTCCAACTTTGCGACACTTAACTAGTGCGCCAGAAGCATATGCACTTGGCCAAACATCATACCTTGCCTTTACCTTCTTATAACAAGCGTCTTTTTCTTCTACCATATCACCTTCTAGTTCATAAGAATTTTTTTGAGTTGCGTTATTAATAGCATCTCTTCTTTGCTTCATTTTATCAATCAAACCATCAGAACCAGTTGCAGGAGAATCAATTGCTTTATCAACTGCTGGTTTTGCAAACTTTTTCATAAGATATGGGATTAGTGTAGCGCCGGCACCAATAGCAACTTTGCCCCACAGTTCATCTAGTTGTTGACCTTCTGGTTCAAAATGTGCTTTTTGTAAACCAGTTTTAATTACTTGTCCACCACCATATTTGTTTGGTCCTTTTTTATCTTTATCTATAATATCCTGTAAAAGTCGATCGGGAGTTTTTCCATACTTACTGGCATCAACTTGTTCAACAGTTACAAAATTTGCCTTTCCTTTTCTATTTGGATTTGGATCTTCTTTACGTTTTTTTGCTGCTCTTTTATTTTTTTCATCTTTGCTCATTGATGCTCTATCGTCAGCATCACGACAGAATGGTTTTGTTTTTTGACCAGGTTGTTTAGCACAAGGTTTTCCATCATACTTACCACCTGCTTGAACCCATCCACCACCTTTAAACCAATCACGAAGAGAATAATCTTTATCTTTTGCTGATTTTCCGTCTCTTTTACCTTCTAATATTTCAACTTCTTCTTTATTCATTTCACCACTATCTACATAATCTGCTGCTGTATCAATGTAGTCTGCTGCTTTCGTAATTTTTGATTGAACCCATGCTTCTATTTCACCCTCACCTTTCTTCATTTTTTTCTGAAGTTTTTTAGTCGCTTTCGCAATGGTCGATAATTCTGAACGAGCCATTGAATATTCATGATCCTTCGCCTCATTTGCTGGATGGGGGCGGTTTGGATCATATTTAATTTGATTCATAGTAAGAATTGGTGCAGAATATCTGTCCCACATTGAAGGTCCATAAGAGCATTCATCCCTTTGCTCCATTTTCCTACACAACTTACAGTAACGGGTTTCGCTCATTGCTTTTTCTTCGCTAAATGGTGATTTAGATTTAGTTTCCTCACCTCTTTTTCTTTTCTTACGAGCAGCACAATGTGCTTTTTGTGAAAATCCTTTGGGATTGCCACAGTCTATTGATTTCTTGTAATCATTAGACCAACTCATAAGAAAAAATCTATTCTTTATTATTTAGAAAACCTTGTTTAAGTAACTTTGAAAGTTCCGAAGTTGAACCAACAAATACGGCATTATTAGTAACATTGTTAGTTGTCTTTACAGTATCTTCCTCAACATCTTTTAATTTCTTTTGTAAGTCAATCAATTTATCTGTTACATCACCTACACTCTTAATCAACTGACCAGCAACTTCATACGCTCTTGGTTGATCACTTTCTGCCGCAAGTTCCATTATTCCATTGATGGCTTCTTGACCCTTTTCTATAAGAGAATATAAATTCGCCCTTGTGTATTCATAATCTTTTTTAATATCATTATTAGAACTATCGACTTTAATAATCGGAGTTTCTTTCTCAACATTGACTATTTCACTTTTTATATTCAGAGCATTGTCAAGGCTTTCATAGTTATTTGGCATAATTTATTAGATATCTATTTTACGTGTTGGGCTAAATTCTTTTGAATCTCCAAAATATTCCCAGTTCTCATTAAATCCAAAATTATCATCTGGATTTGCATCATAAGGATCCGGAGTAACTGTGTATCTTACTTCACGCTTAGCGTTAGTAACATCAGTGTTCGTATAAAGATCAACTTGTACCTTGCGAATAAGACCTTCTGAACTTTCTGCAATTGGTCCAAACAGATAAGTTTTTGCTGTAAATGATAGAGTATATATTAAAGCTCTTCTAGTAGAAAAATCACCTTCATAATCGTCTTGAAAAGATATATTTTCAAGAACCATTGGAACATCCCTTTGCTCACCAATTGAATCAACTAAATCTATTGTTAAATTAAATCCTGGTTGAAAATATGGTAAAATTTGCTCAACAATTTGTAAAGCATCATCATTTAATTTAGTTAAAATGTTTAATTCAAATCCAATATTGTATGGAACTGGCATAAAGACTTTTTTAATTTTTCCACCATCATCACATGCTTTAAATGATTGAGTCACACTTGCTTTTCTTGTGGGGTCATACTGAATAGAAGTCATCTCAAATGACATTCTTGGTAAAGAAATTTGCGTTGCTTTATTTAATTCTGGTTGTTGTTGAATTCTTGCAAGAAATTTTTGTCTTGGACCATAAGCAATAGGAACTCTCATATCACTTACATTATTGCCACTCTGATCCGAATGGCGAATATGAATTTGATTAAAAAGTGTGCCGAAAGATATAATGGTCTTTCTTATAATTTCATGATAATAATAAGTTCCTAACATTAGTAATTACCAAATGGATTTGACTCTGAAAAATCTATAATAAGATCTGCTTCTTCTTCAATCTCGTCGTTTTGACTATATTTATCATATGTATCCATTCTTTCAAAACCTTGAACCGTGTAAAGAGATCCAGATTTTGTTCCAATAATTGTTTCACCCGGTATAAATGTAAGTTGTGTGGCACCAATTCCAACATTAGAAATTTTAAGAATATTAGTATCTTTGTCCCAACTTTTAACTCTTGCTCTAATTTGTGATCTAGAACCTCTTATAACCTCATTAAAGAGATAAGTTCCAAATCCAGTAAGTGTTTCTGGATTTTCAATAGTTATTGTTGGTGTTGAAGTATATCCAAAACCGGGATTGGAAATATATATTGCTCTTACAACATTTGATCCACCAACTATGCCCATAGAAGCAATACCAACAGCAGTTTGTCCTACACCACTGATTGATAATTGACCAGGTGCGGAAACTGTAATAACTGGTGCGGTTCCATATCCAACACCACCATCAGTTACAGTAAATCTAACTATACCATTGTATGTTGTTTCAATAGAACAAGTAGCGGCTGCACCAGCACCTCCACCACCAGAAATAGTTATAATTGGTGCAACTGTGTATCCTGCACCAGCATTTGTTAAATAAATCCTTTCAACAGATCTAACGCCACCACGAACTGTTGTTATGGCAACAGCCGTAGCATTATCTCCGGATAGACCTGTTGGGGAACTACTTATAGCAACTACTGGACTTGATGTATAACCACTACCATCATTATTTAAGAAAATTTGACGAACATAACCAGAATTAACTGATCCAAGAATTGATGCGGTCGCTGTTGCTGTTCTTCCTACACCAATAAGTCTAAGCGTTGTAATGTAACCTTCTTCTTGAACCTGAGTATCTATCTCTTCAATAGAAGTATCAATAATTTCATCTTCATATTCGAACAATTCGCATTTTAATTCATAAACATAATTTTTACCTAACTGATAAAAAGGTTGCTCATGCTCTACAAACTTAACCTCAAAAATTCTTTGACCAAGAGGGAAATAAACCAAATCTCCTTCTCTTGGTCTAGTGCTTAAAATAATTTCACCTTCACCACTGCCATCATCTAATGCACCTAGAAATGGTGCAATAAAATCTTCAAATCTTTCTTTTGAGATTGTGATTAATAATTCATCCCTCAAACTCATTCCAAACTTAGTTAAAATATCTCCCGCTCCGGAATATCCATCATATGTGTTTACATATGCTTCTATTGCAAAATTATCATCAAATCTAGAACTTTGAACCTCTTCTATTATGGTTTTTCTGTTAACAAATTTTCTTGGAATATAAACAACTTCAACTCCATGCATTCTAAGATGCTCATTTACCAAATCCTGAATAAGTCTTTGTTCGGAAGATGTTCCCTGTAAAAAGAAAGGATTAAGTGCCATTATCCAATAAAGTCGTATGGTGGAAGTTCATAATCCATTGACATTCTCTTAGTTATTTCATCAATTTCTCTTTCCGCATCTTCATATATTTCTCTACCATTAAATTCCAGTCCACCTGGCAATTTAACTCCCCTAAACTTGATTAAGTTTTGACCCCACTGCCTCTTAATTAATGCAGTTAAATATCTTTTTACAAAACTGTCATTATAGACTTTTGTAAAATCATTTGGATTCAAAATTCTATAACAATCCAAAACAAGAAAGTTTCCAGCAGATTGTGCGCCCCATTCAATATCCAAATATAATCTATTTTGTCTTTTGTTAAATCTTAATTGTTTATCTGTTGTAAGTAGAAAATCAATGTCTTCTAGATATGATTTAACCATTGCATATTGTAGAAGTTCAACTGAATTAAAATAGTATAAATCATTTAAAAATAGTTGATATTTAATACTAAACATTCCACCAGAGATGGAACTAGTATCAAATTTAAATACCTTTTCAATACCGATCACAGAATCTGGAACTTGAATATAATTCGAAGACTCATGCCAATTAAAAGATAAACCAGATGTTGATGTTGCTGTTGTTGTTGTAATTCCAGGTCCTCCTGGAGATTTTGAAGTTGCTTTACCCCTATCAATGTCATCTTGAGTTATTTGATACTTCAAATACATTCTCTCAACACCATCAAAATGGCGCTCATTGAAGTATTGTAGGGCATCATCAACTAAATCATCTATTTGATCATCATCGACGTTAATTTCCAGCACAGGCGCTCCTAGGCGCCTTAGACAGTAATCAATAAGTTCTTGCCTACTTGCTGGTTTTGCCATTTTTTCTTTACTCTTCAGATTCTTTGGATTTCTTCAACTCATCATATTTATTTTGAAGTTCAAGATTTGCTGCTAAAAGTTCATTTTTTTCTTGAGCAAAATCATCGGATAAAGTTTGAAGTTTTGCTTCTAACAAAACATTTTGATTTGTTAGTGTTGATAATTTTTGATTATACAAACGCACTAAAACATTAATATCAACTTCACTATCTCTTGTCATGAATCAAAAAGTTCCCCCGTCGAGAGTTGATGTCCAATGTGGCTTATTAGTATATATGGTCGAAACAGTGGAGGGTGTTATGGAGAGATTTTGAATTGCTCCATTATTACCTTCTTTTCTGATATTATAAGTATTTGTAAATGTACCCTCAACACCAATAAGACTTACTGAAACTAATGTTCCACCGGTTTCAACAATACCATATGCATCACTAGTATCTTGTTTGATAATATCACCAGCAGTTACTGTAATTGAAGATGGTAATGAAAGTGTAATTTTTGTGATAGCAGTTAATACCTGCTTAGATGTGATTACTGGTGATGATGGATTATTTGTAGAAGTTTGCAGTCCATCAGAATCAAAATATACTACACCGTGAGTATTAAAATCTCCAGTTTGATAGTAGATGCCCTTAACATCAAGATATCCTCTCGTTCCAGTTACATTTCCGGGGGATGTAATTGTAGCATCTGGAATATAAGTCCACGATCTTGCTGTTGCAGCACTGCCAACATTTGTACCATCAATATAACCAAAGAATCCAGTCTTATTGTTTGCTGTGCCTACGCCAGTATTGTAGTCAAAAGCAACACCACGATCAGTATTAGTATCAAATGCATGTGTAATTGTTAATTGTGTAGTTGTACTAATACCCGCAGTTGTGGTTCCTTGAATCGTAATAATTTTTGTGGTACTATTATATGCTGTAATAGTCGTTATACCACTATTTGGTAATGATGCACTACCTTGAATAATATCTCCGGTATTGATACCAACTACAGAATCAATGGTGATTGTTGAAACACCAGTTGCTACTGGCGACATAACAGTTCTAGTACTTGTTACATCACCGATAACAATTATTGGATCATTAATTGATAAAACTGTTGAGTTTACGGATGTAGTTGTTCCATCAACGTGAAGATTGCCTTTAATGACAACTGTACCATCACCACTTAATCCATCAGGATATGGATCTATGTATAGAGTATCACCACTGCCAGGTAATGTTGATATTACATTATTTTCAATTTTAACAGAGTCAAATATTGATGCTCCACTAACGTTTATTGATCCACCAACATTAAGATTTTTTTCAATTCCAACACCACCCTCAACTACAAGAGCACCGGTGTCCTTATTGGTAGACTCAGTTACATCGCCAATATTAATTGCTACGCCATCGGCAAATGCCCAATCGGCACCTTCTATTTCAAATCTATTGTCAGTTGCTTCATCATATCTGAGTTTTACATCTTTATCATTGCCAAAACTTAGATAATTATCATCAACAATATTAACTTCGCCAGTTCCATTTGGATCTAAAACAATATCACCATCAGTATTAGTTGATAATAATGTATTACCATCAAGACGTAAGTTATCTACGTTCCACTGGTCTACTTTTCTATTACTATCAAGAACGGCAACTATACCACCATCACTATTTCTTGTATTTGAAACACCGGCAATATTGCCTGGTTGATGCTCCATCATGGAGGTGTAGTAATATCCACCTACTGGATTTACATTAGTTCCATCATCACCAACATAAATTCTATCTTTATATTGATTAAGACCCCCGTAACTTCCAATACCTGTTACATATGCTAATTCACCCCAATTTAGACTAGAAGGTTTGTTAGTACCTGAGGATCTTTTGATCCTAATAATACTTGCCATTTAGAAATTTCCCCCGTTGATGTCTAAATTCTGTGTTGCCCCTGGTGTAAGGGTTAATGTAGCGTCCCATTTTCTAGTGGCACCATTATAAACTAGAACCATACCATCAAGTAAATTTGTGGCATTAACATCACTAAGTTCAGACAAAGAAAGACCTTGAGCACCAGCAAGTGAAGATATAACTTTTACTGCGGGTTGTTGCCCTACTCTGACCTTAATTTCTGCCATTTATAAACAGTTCAGGATCTAAAATATATTTATACTTGATCAAATCCGATAGATTCAAATGAAGTACCAAAAGAAGAAATAACTTCTTGTTGTTTAAAGTAAAGTTTTATATAAGATTTTGCAATATTTCTAAGAGTATCTACACAATCAATACTATCAATTTCAGATGCAGCTTTGAAATATTCAAAACTCTTACTAAGATTTTCTAAATTAATTTTGTCCGGATCCATTAATTAACTCCTTTAATAAAAATTTAATTTCTTCAATATCAGATTTAATCCGATCTATTTCATTTTTTTCTTTCTGCTTTTGATCTTTCATCCTCATATAGTTATTATAAGCAGATCTATCTTTATTCAGTATAGCACCTGTGTTTCTATCCCTGAAGAGGTTATTGTAACCTTCAACAGGGATTAGGTTGTTATTATCATCCATATTAAGCAAGAGCAATACATCTAAAATCTTTAAGTTTTATAGGAGTTGATTCATTCGTTGATGACATTACAATTTTAATTGAAAATCCATTAAATTGATCTAGATTATTTGCAGTAAATTGATACTCTGAATAAGATAATGCATCATTAGGTGATACAAAAGCATCTGCCCTTCCACTATTGTTATTCAAATTAATAACACGATCACCAAATCCATCACCATCAGTATCAATTAAATTATCATATCCAGGAAATGGTATATAACTTTGTGGAATGTCGCTAGAATCTGCTTTGAATAATCTGTAAAAGACTCTAAAATCTGCACTTTCCTGTCTATTTGCTGCAACAAGAACTCTCAAACTAGTTGCTGGTTGAGCAAGAGAAATTAACTGAGTCACAAATACAGATCCATGAGGATCGTTATTAATTTGATTAGATCTAGAATCGTCAACATAATTAGAAATTGGATTATTAGATCTATTTCTACCAAGAATAAAAGTAGAATTTTGAATATCCATTACTGGTGATAGATTTTCATCCTCAGTTTTGAAGTCAACTTTTAAAGTTAAAGACTTATTTGATGGTAATGTCGTCAATCTTGTAGTTTCATTAACTCTAGATGCGACTATTCTTGGTGTTGGATAATGAACTACAGTATTCAAAGGAATGGGATCATATCCTTGATCCAGGAATGAGACTTCTGATCCACCAGCACTTGTTCCAGAAACAGTTCTAAGTTGTGCCGATGCTGATGTCCCTTTACCTGGAGTAATTATGTTAAACATTGGTTGAATAGAACTAAATTGGTGATTCTGAGAAACACTGACAGTATCTCCACCAAATCCTTTCTGAGATGCAAAATTAATCATTGAACTACCACTGGATCTATTTGTTGGACTAGATCTATCAAATTCTAAGAAATAATTATCTAAATTAGAATTTTCTAATGTATAATATGATGAAGGTATATCATGAGTTTTATTGATTCTCATCAATGAAACACCATTTACTTCATATGGTTGTATAAATTCATCTGCACCATGTGCAGTTTTAACTGTATTGTTCAAAGATCTTCCATCAATTGAAAGAGTTCCTGCGTTGCCAGAAACTCTGGTTATATTACTATAAGATACAACCTCATTCTGTATCAATGCATATCCACGACTTGTTGTTATTCCTTCAAATGTTGAGAATATTGTTGTATTTGCGACGGATACCACAGTATCATTTAAACCAAATGATGCGGTAAGTGTTGTTTTTTCTCTATCTGGAGAAACATTATTAACTTCAATTTTATTATTTCCTCCATGATGTGCATGGTTATACTGCTTGATTCTAAAAACATTTCCGGAGTATTCATTCGAAATAAGAGTTGACGAAGATACAGTTGCAGTGGCAGTAGTTCTTGATGATTCTGAATTGGGATTTGTATAATAAACAATAGTTGTACTATTCGTAAAGTTTTCACCTTGAACATTAGTAAGATAAATTGAATCCGATGCTCCGCGTGTTCTAACTCCAATTCTAGCCCCACTACCGCCACCAACGCTCGTTGAGGTAATTCCTAGTATTTCACCAGTTACATATCCATTTCCTGTAGAAGTAATATTAACACCAGAAACGATAGAACCGGAGATAGTGATTGTTGCTTGAGCACCCGATCCCTTTCCACTAATTGAATATAATGGAACTGATGTGTATGTTCCATTTGAATACCCAGCTCCAACAGCAACAATACCAACAGAACCGGTTCCTGTTGCGGAAATTGGTCCACCAAGATTTTCAACAATACCAGTAATACTTGGGCTTGACCCCTCACCAATCTTAGTGCCAGGAACAACAGCAGTGTTTAAAGTTCCCGAAATTGACAATCTCAATTTCCTCGGCAAACCTTCAATTGGATTATTTACAAGGGTCTGAACATTTGTTCCACCGGGTGTAAGATCTGTATTATAAAATGTTAGAGTTCCTGATGGGACAAATTTAGCTTTATAAAGTTTAAATGTAAGATCTTGATATTGGCTAGCAGTCCAAATAGTTCCATTTTGAGATTTGAACAAACTACCACCAATATATTGTTTAGTAACGATTACATTTTGAGAATCTGGGAGATTTTGGGTCTTAACAGTTTTCTTACCCATTGTGGCAGTCCACATTTCATAAGCATCAGATGCTGGCGAAAGAATTACAATTGCATATTCTCTACCTGCTTCCAAGAATACAGGAGATGGGAAACGAATTCTAGTTGGAATTGGTTCTGGAATAGTTGGTTTGGCATATACACCCCAACTAGTGTCCATCAAAATTTCTTTCATTTTTGATCCAATGACGCCGGTATATACATTTTCTAAGAAATATCTAATATCAGCATCTGAGAATCCTTGCGATTTAGCATATGGGTAATCAACTTCATATCCAAATTGACCTGGCGTAGAACCACTTGCTGCATCATCAAATCCAGCCATGCTCTTAACACCAAATGTTGTCTCAGCAATGTTTATTTGATCGGGATTTAATGCAACTTGTGTATAATCTTGTACAAGGAATGAAGTTGGAGTTCCAAGTTCAACCGTTCTAAGTTCTACATAAATCTTTGCTTGAGGATCTTTTGTTGCAAAATACAAATCAAACGATGTTAAGAAAACACCTTTACCATCAACGGTAAATGATTGTGCAAGAGGATCTCTATGAACTGCTTTTGTTTGGACTTGAACATCTGTTGGTTTAGTTGCTGGTGGGGGTGGATTTCTAACAGAAACTCTACTTGTCTCTTGCGTCAGAATAGTTCCAGATCCACTATATGTTCCTAGTGCTTCACTAGCAAATACCGTAGATCCTGGTAAAGGTGTAATTCCTGGTGGTACAGCAGTAACTTTTACAGTTTTTGTTCCGCTTCTGACTTTGGATAGTGGTGGTGGATTTGAATTTGGATCTCTAAAGAAGAAGTTTCCAATAACATCACCCCAGTTATCTGTTACTAATTCTGCTCTTGTAATTCTTGCAACAGCCCCACTAGTTTCACCAACAATAGTCGCACCATTTGTTACATATCCATAATATTTTTCTTCATTGGCAAGAGCTCTAACTCCAATATTAATTAATTTTGATGTTGCGGAATAAGAATCTCCTGGGGCAGGTCTTGTTTTATCATATGGATCTACACTATAAGTTTCAACAAGTACATCAGGTGCTCCTAACCCAGATCCAATATCTGGTCTGGAAGTATCGCCAAATTTATGATTTGGTTTTTGAATTCTAATGTATCCAATTTGCCTATTGCCAACAAATGAATAAACGCGAGCGTTTTCAAAAACTTGGAACGTTCCAGATTGCATTTGAATTTCACAAAGTTTTGGAATAATATCAACTTGTTGACTATCCAGATAATGATAATGTTTTGTGAATGGTCTTAATCCATTTGCTGCAAAATATACGTTTCTTGAACGCATAAATGGATCAACATCTCCACTAATTTTCACATCTTCCACATAATTAAATTCCCTAGAAGGACCAGTTAATTTTGGTGTGTATTGAGTAGTTGTGGTAGTTGTTGTTGTAACTAAAGAACCTTTTTTAATAATTCTAGTTCCTTCAGCATTTGGGTGAGGACCATTAAATTCTGTTACATTTGTATTGACAAAAGTATTTGCCTCTTGTACCCAATTTGCTCCCGTAGATTCGGTTCTATGTTCATCTATGTAAATTGTTCTAACCCAGTTATCAGATGCTGGATCTAATACTACTCCTCCAACAAAAACAATAACGTTAAAAGGATTAACATTTTCAACATTAGTAGCATGTGGTTGATCAATCCAATCAACTTCTGTGTATGCTAATGTTAACAAATCACCAGTTTTTTGGATATTTGGATCTAATAATTTTAAATTTTGCGTTATATCGGTTTTTGAGCGATCGATACCAGGATCTAATGCCAATTCTGCAGGAATTGACCAAAAATCAACAGGAGTAATTCCGGTTGGGTCGGATTTACTAATGTCAATAGTGGTATATCTCATGTCAGCAAGAGATTTGTCCCTGAAACTAGTAACGACAAATCCAGATTTAAATCTATTGAGACCATTTGCATCAACAACTTCAAGAGTTTGTGCTTTAAGTTCAAGCATACTCAAACTTGTAATATCTTCTAAATTCTCAATCCTCTGCTCAAGTTTTCCAATATCTCTCATAGTAAATCTTCTATTATCTCTCAATAAGATTTTTGGATCCTTTTGAGGATTGTAAAGATATGCTGGATAACTAATTTGAGCCAACTCCATTGCATCATCTGCAAGAAATGGGGCACGTGGAGTGTCGCTAGATTCACCTTGAACGATTTCAACTTCACCAAGACGGTTAACTGTTACTAAATCAACTCTTGGTAAATAGTAACTATATCCAATAAATGAAGTTTCATCTGGAGAAATTGTATATCTAAAAGTGCTTTCATAAGATCTTGAATTAAATGCAAATGGTGATGCATTTGTTGTTGAAGGATCAAATTCTTGAACTCTTGGTCTAAAATCAAGAACATCGGTTGCACGAATTTGATCAGGAATTATGGGAATATCATTCAAATATCTATCCTGAGTATACGAATTTACAGTAAATAAATCTCCACTATTTCCTGATGCTACTTTATAGTAATCAAAGATAATTAATAATTGGCGAGATGGGATAGAACTTCCCACTTTTCTTCTTATTCTAGAATAATCACAATATTGAGTTTTATGTGATTTATCTAAAGTATAATCATTAGTTTTATTAATATAACTACCAGGAGTTATTTGTTGTATTACGGCATTAATAGATGATTCTTTGAATACAACAGTTTCTCCAACTTCAAATTTATTTTCATTTAAAGGTACAAATTCTATTGTTGCTGCTGTCTTATTAACTATTTGTGCAGATGCTCTACTAGTTTGTCCTACTAATTGTTCACCAGTAATTGCATTAGCATCTAATGCCAATCCCGTAGCAAAAGTTAATTTATCTAAAACAGGAGTTGATGTATCTGTGGATTCATATATTGCACGAACATTAACAACATCAGGAACATTTAAAGATATTTCATTGTCTTCTACTCTAAGACCATAATACTTACTTGTAGTAAGACCAGTAGCAGATGACCCAGTTTGTGTAGAAATTCCACTAGTCCTTGTAACTGATAGTTGTCTACTTCTTATAAATTCTTTTGATTTATTTGTAATCTGCCTTTTCTTCAGTGTAACAATGGCAGTTATATTTGACTGATTTATTCTTAGTCCTGTAAAAGTAACCGAATTTCCATTAGATCCAAGTGTAAATTTTCCTGAATTTAATTCATCTGTAGTTCCATCACTGTAGTGAATTGAATATCTTTCGGCATCAAAAGATTCAAAAAATGCACTAGTGATTCCAGATGCGGAATCTAAAGCATCAGATGTTGTGATTATTAAAGAACCAAATGCATTTGTTGATCTGCCAGTAATTTGTTTTGTAATTGTAAGTTCAGATTGTGATAAATCAACAGATGCAATATTTTCTTTTGGAAGAATTGTATATAATCCCGATGAATCAAGATTTGTTATCTTTGGTTCCATCAAGGAAAATACTGAATCTGTTGTAGCTGCTGGCAATCCATTATCACAAACGGATGTAATTGCATATCCAACGGCAGCAAGAGTTAATGATGTACCATCTGCAGAAATTGCTGATATTCTATTGAAAGTTGGATCTGTATTACCACTTTCTTGATATTTTATTATCGATTCAGTTTTAATTCCAGTTACACCAGAGAAAAATCTTCCAGGTGCTTTTGCTGTTCCTCCAGTAGTGATATTTAATTTATCTGTAATAGAAAAATTAGGTGGAGTTCTTTCATATAAAACTGCATCTGCAAAAAAGTCTGTTTGCAAAGCACTATTCAGTGCAGTCGAATCTTGATAGACTGATTTTATATCTTCCGTTGTGTATGCATTAAGTGCTTGAATACCAATTTTAAGTTCTGGATTTTCATTTATAATAACTTGCTCACCAACCAAAAATGTTCCAGAAGTTTGTGTCAAACTGTATGCAGAACTATTTGGTTTTGCCGCTAGGTATCCAGTAGCACCACTAGATAAACCTCTTATAATAGAAGTTAAAGGTACTTCCGTTGTAGTATATTCTCTTGCCAAATATAAAGTTGTATAAGTTTGAACATCAAATAGATACAAGTCCCAAGTTGTACTATCTCCTGCATATGCAGCATCAGATACACCGTACCAATAAACTCTTGCCTCACCAATCTTTGTTCCACCACCACCGGCAGTTCCAGGACCATCTCCCGAAGCATCTCTTCTTCTATTATAGAGTTCTATAATATTTGCTTGAGTTGTTTGAGCTCCACTTTGTGAAGCGCCAATGTTTAAATATGGAACTCCATGAACATTATTAACTTTTAAAAGACTTCCCGTTGTAAAAGGAACTAAAGCACTATCAACTGTTTTAGTTGTTCTTGGTTTTGGAGCATCAACAACTGCTCCACCGACTAAATCAATATCAAATCCTTTAACATATGCAGTTCCGGCAGATATCTTTACCGACATCAAATCATCAGATGGAATATTTCCTTGTTCTGTTTTTTCTCCTTCAAGGTATAGACCTCCATTACCAATTTCATCATTCAATGAATTGGTAACAGATATTGTAAATGGATTTACTGCATAATTTCCAGACTCTTCAAAAGTTCTTTTTGCAAAATAATCTTTGATTATGCTGTAATCTGACTTGTTTTGTAGTTTTTTAATCTGCCCCTTATCAATCTTAACTAATTCTACAAAGTTTGTATCATTAAAATCTGTTAATTGCTTTTTGGATAATTTAACACTAATTTTTAATCTATCTGCACCAGGTGCAGCATAATTAGTAAATCCTTTTGCGTTATCATTTAAATCCGTATCATCATCAGAGGTAACAATTTCTTCGAGAATATCAAAACCAACTCTATATGATGGTTCATTACTATACGGATCTAAAATAATTTGAGTATTAGGAACATCGAGGAAAACACCTCTAATAAAATACACTCCCTGAGAAACACCAACGGCATATCCAGTAGCAGTTGAATTGACAGAAACAAGTGTTAATACAGAATCACCACTGTTAAGTGTAGTATTTCCATAGGTAATATTTTCTTCTAGTATTAAAACCTCTCCGTCTAGAAATTCTATACCTTCTCCGTCATCAGCACCATCACGATATTTAACAAATAGTGTTATTTGCTCAACTCCTTCTTCTGGTGGTAAAAGATACCCTTTAATAGTACCAACAACCCCAGATGTTTGTCCTCTTACTTTTGTACCTCTTGCGGTATTTGCATTTTTAAGTGCATCAAGATAGACTGTAACATCGATCCCTAAATGATCTGAATTTACTTTAATAGTCGTAAATGCATTATCACAAGTAATTCCACCAGGAATTACCATAGAACCCTCTTTAAAAATATGACTTCCAAAAGATTCTATTTGATTTTGTAAAATCGATTGAAGACCAGTTAATTCTCTTGCCTGAACTGGATATCCAGGTTTGAAAAGAACTCGATAATAGTTATCTGCCTTATCAAAATCATCATAATAAGGACTTACGTTGAGATTAGTCTTTTGTGGCATTTTTTAAAATTCCAGTACTATTTTGATGTCTTCTTTTTGGCGAGAACTCCTACTAATCGTAGGTCTATTATCAAGGTAAATTATATCTCCCGATCCTTTATTTATTTCAGGAGTTGCTAACCCAGAAGTAAAGTTAACACCCAAATTAATTAATTTTGATCCTGTTGGATTTGTTGAAATTCCAGAATAACCAGTAAATATTGAAGCAGAAAATCCTGAAGATTTTCCAATAACTTGATTAGCGGAAGATTCAAATGTATAAAGTCTACCATTTGTAGAAATGCCAACATAATCTTGTTGATCAAGTGTTGTTTGATTGTAGTATAAAGAACGATCTACAAAATATTTTAAAACTTTTGTCTCACTGTCCCAAGAAGCTACATATCCAACCGCTTTACCTGATCCACCAGAAACTATCTGCTCAATTTTTTCCCCTACCGTTGGAGTACCGGTAACAGAAGAAAATAACATTGAGTATAAACCAGTAAAAGTATTGTCAGTATATACCGTTGAGGATCCAAATGCTGTTGGATTCTTTATAATACAAACCTGAGCAAAACTAGTATCTACTGGAAAGTCTTTTGTAGAATCGTCAAATCTAGCATAAACTAAAACTTTATCTGTTCCAAGTTCTGTGTAGATATCATAACCATGTCCCCTTGAAGGTGGAATAACAGGAACTAATTTTGCATTAGTTCCAGTAGAATTTAAATTGATTGATCCTAAATCAACTAGACCATAACTGTAGTTTTTTCCACCTGAAGTAACAATTGTACTAGTTACTTTTCCACCCTCAACATCTACTCTTACTCTACCACCACTTCCATCACCAAGAATATTAAATTCTTGTCCTAATCCATTTGAGTAATTTGCTCCCGCCTTTTCGATGTATACTGTTTTAATCTGATTATTGTTTACTGTAGAATCTGCTGACTCTCTAACTGCTAATATCTGCGAATCATTGGATGTTAACCAACCATTTGGAACAGTTATATACTCTGTAGAATCAAATTTAACAATATCGCTGGGCGAAACAGTAAAAAGATATTTCCAAATATACCCATCACCACTATCACCTGCCCTTGATGGTTCTAAATCTGTAAATGATGGTTCATCCTGAGATACATTACCTTTTGTATTTGTACCGTTAGATCCATTTTCAATACAAACATAAACTCTATAATCACTATTCATTACATAGTAATTTGCATCATATAGTCTAGATGAATTAGTTAATGGAGTTGGATTGAGAATACTATAATCATTTCTATACATTTCATATCTAGTTCCTGCTGACCAGTCTATTCTTCTAATTATTCTTCTAATATTTGCGGAAGTTATTCTCTTACCATATAAAATAGTATCACTATAATGCTCTACATATGAAAAATTATCTACTGGTGCTGGCGGATTAGTATTCCAAGTTGTAGATCTACCAAACCCAATGGCAGTTGGGTTGGGCAAACCAACTGCAATATAATATGAATTATTTGCAGATTCGACAGAATCTACAAAATTACTAGCATTCAAAATCCTAAATTGATCAGTAACAAGTGCTGACATTGTTAAACGTTTTTTATGTATTTATACCTTGTGTTTACAAGTTAGAAAGTTTTCTAATAGCGCCACTATTTCTTAGTCCAAATGTTCTCCTTTGTATAGTGGGAAATGTTGATAATCCAGAATCAACAACTAAACCAGTAACTCCAATAGAAATCGGATTAGATCTAGAAGAGAAATTATATAATCTACCCCAAGAAATATTTCCTAATGGTAGTGTAGTAGATCCTGTGGTCGAAATTCCAGCAACATTGCTATTAGATTTAATATTGCATATTATTTCGGCGTTTGGTCCAAAATTAATTTTCGAATTAACAATGTAAACATTATCTAAGAAACTAGTACCTATTCCAACTACAGAAGAATCTCCACTATTGACAGAGGTAACTCCATTTCCAACAGTTGTGTTATATACAAATATTGGATATCCTGGTTGCAAATCATTAGCATCTGAAGCATTTGCTCTGAAATTAATTTTTAATGCTAATGGATGCCCACCAGTGCCAGTTGTAGTGCTAATACCAGTAATAATTCCACTAAATCCTTGAACATTTGCGATTCCCGTAATTTCTTCTGTTGTTGCTGCTGGAACTTCGGCAATAAGATTTGGTGCAATTGTATATCCAAATCCTGGATTTGTAATTGTAATAGAAACAACTTTTCCACCAGAAACATTAGCAATTGCTGTTGCGGTTGTTCCAATACCAATGCCTACACCTAGACCAACTGACTCGAGTACAAATGTTCCAACACCAACCCGTGGATTGGAAATCTTAATGGGAACATTTGTAGAATAACCTAAACCAGGATTTGTAATTGTAATTGCGGATATAGTTCCTGCCGCTGAAACTGTTGCTGTAAATCCAGCAGAAATTGGATCTGATCCCTGAACAATTAATCCATCTACGGAAGTTATTGTAATGCCATAATTATTTTCCTCATAATTAAAGAACTGTGCATTATCAACAAAAATATTTGAACTTCCAGTATTAATATCCCCGATAATCTTGGCAGTTGGATAAACAAGTGGTTCAAGAGAATCACGTGTTTTATAAATAACATCTCCTTTAATGTACTTGTCTATTTTTTGTTTGATCCATTCTATTGGTCGATAATTTGTTTCATTAATTCCAGTTCCAACATATAAATCAGTTTCAACAGTATCCGACCCATTAATGTCAACAATAGTTCTATCTCTATCTTGATCGGATATTGCGGGATAAAATGGATTTTTTCTAACAAATACATCATCACCAATTTTTATTGTTTCATTAACATCTATTATTGAAATATCAACTCCATTTTGACCAATGTAGAAGAAAATATCAACTTTATCCGATGATTTTGGTGCCTCAGTAAATTCAAATGATGTTCCTCCAAAGAATCTATAAGCATAGGATGGTTCCTGTATTACTCCATTCACAAAGATTAAAAGAACAGCATCAAGGTTAATTGCTCCCGAAAGAGGATTATTTGGATCAACTTCAAAACTTAATAACTGTCCATTATAAAAAAGTGGGAATCTTGTTCTACTTCCATTTTGCAGTGTAGATATACTATCAATATAATTCATTTCACCAAAAGACCAAGAAGAGAAGAAGTCCTGGAATGTTTCGACAACCTCAAGTTGGAACTCTTGCAATGGTTGGGTGTAATCTTTTGCAGTGACAAGACCAACAGGTTTAAATATATCACCAACTTGGAATGCGTAACCTGGTCTTGAAATTTGGAAAGACTCAACGAGAAATAGTGTTGAACCAATTCCAACTGTTGATGGGGAAGGACCAATTTTAACATTCATTAATAGATTCGAACCAGTTGCAGTTGTTGATCCAACACCAACTCTAGAAACTCCAATAACTGGTAGATTTTCATAAATTGGTTCCGGAATACTGATATATGGTTCCACATAACTAGAACCACCACCAACAACGGTGAATGATAATGTTCCTCCGGCACCAACAGTTGCAGTAATTGTTGCTGCAGTGCCTGTATGATTGGAATCTGTAATACCTATTGAAACAGTTCCCCTATAACCAGATCCATAATTTAAATCATACCAAGGGAAAACAGTGCCAAATCCAATATAGGAATGAGGTAAAGTGCTAGTTCCTACATTTGCAGTAAATGAATTAGATGAAATAATATTAACAATATCATAAGAATAATCTAATCCTCGTGATGGGAAGTAAGATACAATTCCCGCACCTGATGGGCAAGTAAATCCTAATCCAACTAATTTAATTCTATCACCACCAACAAAACCATGATTAGTTGCTGTTGTTATTTCTATAATACCTGTTTGATTATTATACGATGCTGTACTAATTGATTGACCAGGACCTGTATGAGAGATACCTGTTATACTAGTAACAGTACCAAGTCCACTCAATACTGCTCTTACTTTTGCACCAACTAATGGAGCATATCCCAGACCAGGTGTAGAACCAAGTGAAACAATTAGACCACCTCTTGGAAGTTGATTTTGGTTAATGTCAAAATCGGATTTAATGTAGGTTCCATCTGTTGATGTAATACCGGTAAATACAACACTAGAAATACCAGCAACATTATCATTTGCAAACTCATAATTATTGCCAGCATTATTAATTGTTGTTGGAGTCTGGAATACACCATTGATAAACAATATTCCATTACCAATAGAAACTCCTGTTGTATTGATTCCCTCAACGGTCATTGTATATGTTTTTCCAATTCCAGTAAATTGGTCCGATACATCATCAAACACCATATTAGTATCATAATTTGATCTCAGGAATGTTCTTCCTGCATATTGCGCTCTTACATAAGGAAGATTACTTGCATCTCTTCTTGCTCTGGTGTTTCCTTTTGGAGGGTCTACAAACCAAATTTCTGTCCCAACAATGTTGAAAGATCCCCTATAAACCTGAACTCTTGAACCATCATTATGTGTAGTTGCAGTGCTACCCGCAGATGCTCTGACAACAGAAACAGTTGGGAAAGTTGCAATTCCACTAGAATTGATGATACCAGTAATATTTCCACCAGTATTTGAACTTACTCCAACTTCAATAACCTTCATATATTCATCATCAATTTTTAATATATCTCTTGGTTGTATGGAAGAAATGCCACTAAGATTAAATGTAGCAATTCCTGCACTAATTGATCCACTATTATATTGAAGTGAATGTGATATTGGAGTGAATGTAATTGGTTGTTGAACAATACCATCGAGAGAAATAACACTCTTGGATAGTTTTTTGTTCATCTCCAATTCGTGAGCATTGCCAAGTCCAGCAGATGTAAATGTTACTCCAATCCCCAATGCTGCATAAGATTTTTGAGTTGCTAACTTAAATGTATCCGGAGTAAGAGCAATTGGATATACTACATTTGGTAATATATTTGTAACAATTCCGAGATAATTTGCAGTTGCGCCAATACCCATTGCACTTTGCCCGACACCAATAAATGACGATTTTGGAGTATAAACTAATTCTTCACCCGTGTTAAAGAAGTGATTTCTGATAGTAAAGACCCCAGTTGCAAAATTGAGAGTAGCAGTGTCTGATGGATCAAATGTTTTTTTGTAAATCGGAGTTCCTTCATGTTTTAAAGTAAAATTAACTTTATTTGCTCGCGTACCATTTATACTATCATATGATGAAAGGAATACTGATTGAGATGATTTTCCATATGTTAATACTGATGGAGTATTTTCAAAATCGCTGTAAGTGTAAAAAACTTCGTTAAATCCTTGAATTCTTGTATTAGAACTTGAATAATCTGGATAAAAATTGAGATAAAATTTATTCCCAATAACTTCTCCACCAAAGGTTCCAAGACCAGTTACATTATTTGCTGGGGAAAATGGACCAGGAACAACAGTTACATTATCCGTATCACTTAATATTGAAACTTGATGAATTGCAGAACTACTTCCGGAAGAAACTCTTACTATAGATGAAACTGTTGATATTAAACTCAAATCAAATGTTCCAACCATAACAGATGTTGTGCCAACACCAACTGTTGATTCCAATTTAACGCTTCTTTCGGATCCAGCAGGTTGACCATTAACTAAGAATCTATAAGTTCCAATACCCGAACTAGTTGCAGCAAATCCTACGATACTTGCCCTAACATCTATAAGATTATTTTCTTCGTTCTGAACCCTGAAAGATACAATACCTGCAGTAGAATCGTATATTGCGGTTACAAGACCAATTGAAGAAGAACTATATGATTGAGTTTGCGTATCGAAATAATATTCGCTTAAATATGTGTTCGAACCATCAAAGTCCAGTGCAGCTTCGATATAATTAACTTCTTTGCTTAAATTATTTGTAACTTCAATGTTTGCGAATAATCCGTTAAAACTAGCACTTGAAAATTGAGCAAGAGTTCTTATACTATTTGCTGTACCAACACTAGAAATTCCAATAATATTGGATCCTATTAAATTAATGGATCCAAATGTATTAGTTCCAATTCCCGTTCTTGTTTCAGTTGAAGCAAAAGTTTTTTTCAAAACCTTTATGTCATGGTCTCTGGTAAATCTATTAGTTGGTGTGAATATTAAAGTTTTTCTTCCAGAATCATCTACATTTGCGCTAAATTCTCCAAGCAATTCATTTGTATACGCACTATATTTCTCAAATAAAATAGAATCAAGTGTTGTTGTCTGTAATACCAATTCTGTTATTTGGGTGTCGTATGTATCAGGATCCACAATTTGAATCGTATATCTAACATGAGTATCAATAGTATCAATCTCTTCAATTTCTACAAAAGGATCTTCAAACCCTCTACTTGAAAATCTATCACTAATATCATCATGAATTAAAACTCTATTAGTTCTACATTCGGTATAATCAGTTAGTTTTCTATTTTGAAGTTTTAAAAATTTGGATTGTTCTGGATTTATTCTTGTATCATAATCAACAACATTATCAAAATTATTAATAATATCTACTCTCTTTTCCCCGAAAATATCAAGAACAGCTATACTATTTGTTGTTCCAGAAAGTCCAACAGAAGCCCTTGTTGATGATATAATACCAACATCTGCAAAATTTTTCAATCCAGCTGGATGAATAATACTATTAACAGGTGAAACAAATTTATCCCAAGTTATTGGGCTCTTAATAGAATAAGAAAGATTTTGATAATAATCATTATCAGGAGTAACCTGATAATCTTCACTTAATTTTCCAATGTCATTTCTCCATCCAATTTTTTGTTTAGATGAATAGTCAATTTTAAATTTAGATTTATTTTGATTAACAGAACTTACATCCGATATTGCACCACTTACTTTTCCTTTAATCTGATCACCCTTTTTAAGTAAGTAAGACCCATTAACCTTAATATATTCATCTCTTATAGAGGATACATATAGATCTCTCTCAACAAATCCCGTACCAGTATTAACAAACAATTGCTCGTTTAATGCAAATGCTGCTCTCTTTTTAATTACATTAATTTCTGGATAATGTTTTTTATTAATAATAGATGCATATCCAGATTGGAAAGTTTTTGCAATTCCTGGATTTGTTGACAGACCAACACCTAGTTCATCTACAACCGCAAAAGTTAAGACTGCTGGATTGGAATTAACGTAAGACTGCACTTTGAAAAATCTGTAATCATAATTTTCAGAATTATATCCTGTTCCATTATCAATTAAATCAATACCTTCAACAAAAATTTCATCACCATCTGCAAATAATGGTGCAGTAAATCCTAAAATTGGTGTTGATAATGTACAAGTTGCAACACCAGCGATTCCAGTAACTATTGAACTAATTCCAGCTCCATTGGAATTATTAATTGCAATAATTTTATGTTGATCAGATTTTAATCCATATATTGGTGCTATTTGATTTACTTCGGAAATTGCACCACTTGGAGTAATCGCAATTAAAGAAGAACTATCAACAACTGTTTTTGTTTTATCGTTCCAAAGTAACAAATCTGGTGCGGTCAAATATCTAGATCCACCTGAAACTATATCAATTACATCAATTGTATTGGAATTATCTAAGTTTATAATAGGCGAGATAAATGCTTCTGGAGTTAGAGTTTTATCAGATGGATATTCGTATCCAACATCTTTAATTCTAACATTTTTAATTCTTCCAATAGAAGTTGATACTGCTACAATATTAGCATCCTGCCCTTCTTCAGTGGTTATGTCTTTAAATTTTGGAAGTTTTTTGAAATTAAATCCTTCAGAAATAATTTTTATTTTTCCAATAGAACCATTTATTGCTGTCGAAGATTTTGTAGAATACTCTAATTTATCAGTTTGATCAGACGTATATTTTAAAACAAATGGAACTTGTGTTGGTGATATTTTGAAAGAATCTGTTGATACTCCAAAAATACTATATGTTCCATTATATTCACTATCTACGTATTTAATTTGAGAATAATTTATAACCTCTTTATCAGCAGTACTTATGTAACCAGATTTTTCTAGAGCATAGAAAAGTTTTGATGGAGTATTTTCTGTACATTTGATTGAAAGTGATGCGGTTCCAAATCCAACCGTACCAACTCCAACAACATTAAAGTTTCTAGAATCACCTGCACTTATAAATTCATTTTTAAATTCTACATCTTTGAAAATTTTAAGTTTATAACCATTTAGAGATGAATCGCCGAGATTAAACTGTATAGTAGAATTTTTAACAACATTAATACTTGGATTTATAAGTGCAAAGGTGTGAATAGATGCACCAGTTCCAACAATATTTACAACTTTTTCATTCGGTGAAATAGTTTCATAAAGAGTTTCTGCAAGTCTGAATTGATTACTATTATCTTTAATTACATAGTAGGATCCAGTTTCTAATCCAGAAGCAACCTGAGTGCTGGTGTAGAAAATTTTATCTCCAGTATTATATCCATGATTTGCTATGGTAATTGTGTTAGAGGAGAGATTAATTTGCGAAGAATTAACACCTACTGGATTGACTAACATTTTCTTATCATTTTCATTAAATGTTAGTGTTAATGCTGATGTTGTTCCAACACCAACGATAACATTCGGAAGGACTGTTAATTTAATAGAATCATTATTTAATAGACCGTGACTCTGAGCAGTGCTCACAGTAGTGACTATTCTATCAATTTGACCCGTTACTTGATTGTAGTTTGTTTTTAGTAAGTATTCAGAATTATCTGTTCCATCGCCATAAAAATATAGACCTTCACTATTTGTTGTTAATCCGACTTGTGTCACTAATCCAACATAATTTTTACCTTTATTGATTACATAAACATCAGATGTTAATGTAAATGTATTTGGGATTTGGAATGTGTTTAATGACGTCGAATCATTGCCAACAATTAAAGAATCAACACCTCCAACATCCGATTTTGTAAAAGTAAGTCTTTGACCAGTCTTGAATGGGTGATTGGGTAAATAAATGGTTCTGTGGGGAATAGATACTGTTTCGGATGTAACACCTACAGTAAATGTTTTATATACTGCTCCACCTGGGGTTGTTCCAAGACCAACAGAATTTTTTGCATTAAAGTAAACCAAATCATTTGGTTTGGAGTCAAACGGTAAAATTTTTGATTTGCTGTTTATTGTAACCTTATCATTTATAACATTTAAACTACTTCCATAAGTGTGTGCAACTCCTGCACTTGCAAATCTTTTAACTTTTAAAACACCATTATTATAATCATTTAAAACCTTTACAATTTCTACACCAAGATTTGATTTAATAAGAATACTTCCGCCAATCGATACAGTTGGTCTAGTTGTAACAAAAATATCCTCAGATTTTCCACCTGGAGTAGATGAGTAGCTACTCATAGTTATAGCAAGACCAACAGTTTCTGTTGTGAACCCTACTGATTTTGATCCAGATAAATTATTAATTGATGTTGAAAGACCACTAATTAGTACAGTATCATTATTGAGTAAATCAAATCCTGATCTATAATATGCAGAAACAGACTGATTTGTATCAGGTACAAAAACGCATGAAGTATAAGTTTCTAAGGATGTTTCAATCTTAGTAATGTTTTTTCCTATAAGTTCAGAAATTTCAGCTCTAAGACCTGTTCCTTCTGTACCCTCCTCATCAAAATTTACAGACTCTCCAATTCTATAACCTGTTCCACCATCGATTATATCAATGCTATTAACACTACCAGACTTAACAGATTCTATGACTGATACCTGAGGTAATATTTCATAAGGTTCAACTAAGAAATCATAATTTGCATATTCATCATTAAGTTTATATGGTAAGGTGTTTCTAATAAGGTTTGAACTATTAAAATCAAAACTTTGATTTAAGTAAGAATTTTCCTCAATAAAAGAAAATCTGAATGTATTTCCAATAAAATAAGGATAAAGAGGTTCAAGTTTATTGGAAGTAACGCTTCTAGTTACACTAGCAAAATACGCATATACACCATTTGGGAATTCTGGTGTTTTGCAAAATCTACCATTATGCCTATCAAGGTCTCCATTTCCAGTATATTCAAAGTCTTCAATAAAAAATCCAGAAGTAAATGATGGTCTATTTGAAATATTTCCTGCATTTAATGAATAACTCGGATTCAAAAGTCTGACACCAGACTGAATGTCATTTGGATTTGAATATCCATAAGGCCCATAAATTGGACTTCCATCATATGCCCATCCAATAATTGGGGAGTGAGAAATTCCATTATCAAAATAATTACTTGCCAAATCCTCCGAATATCCATATATTCCATAAACAAGAGAATCATCAGTAAGATTTTTATTGAGACTTGAAAATATTTTTGTATTTAAAGTTCTTGAATAAATTGCATATCTTTCGGCATCATTAACTGTTAGATCTCTAACACTAGTATCAAATATTGCGCCAGAACCTCTTGGTTTTACTCTAATGACTGTATTAGATCCATCATATCCAATACCAGAATTAATGACAATAACATCAATAATCTTTCCATCATTGATTACTGGTCTAAGTATCGCACCAGTACCATTTCCTTCTGCAATAATTTCTGGAATTGAATAGTACTCTGATCCAGTGCTTAAAACTTGAACATCAATTATTCTACCATTTGAAACAATGGGATTTAATTGTGCATTTTTTCCATTTTTAACAGTAATTAATGGTTTTTTATGTAAGTTTAAAGTATTTGAACCATATTCAGTGCCATTTTCATATAAGTATGAACCTACAATTTCGCCAGTAACAATCGGAGTAAATGTAAAACTACCCGTAAATGTAGATCCATAAGATACATTTGCTGTAACTTGAATAGGAGGATATTCAAAAATATGATATCCAGATCCAGTAGAATTAATATTTACAACCTTATCTCTAACAAGATCGGTAGTTACCGTAGACCCAACTCCAACATCAATTAATTTAAATGTGTTAGAATCAATAGTTTTTATTGAATAACTGGATGTTGTTGATAAACCAGAAATTTCCGTTTCCGTTGAAGAATAGACAACAACATCACCAGTTTTAAAACCATGATTCTTAAAAGTAATAGTATTGTAATCTGTAGAAATTCCAGATGTTTTAACTCTTAGTTTTCTATATTGATATCCAGATCCACCTTCTAAAACCTTTACATTTCTAATGGTTTTCTTAGATAATGTTCTAAACTTATGGATGCCAGAAAATGAAGTAGAGGTTGAAAACCCAATTGTGTTAATGCCAGACAAATAATCAGATTCTGTATTAAAAAGTTTAATTGTCCTGGTATTTACAAATTTAGCAATATATTCATCACCACTTACTAATGTACCAGTTGGGGTATTTGATACGTCACCAAAAGTTCCAACCAATAAGGGATTATTTCCATTTTGATTATAAATTATTCTCTCCCCATCAGCAAAATTATGAAAAGTTTGGAATGTGATAGTTTCATCAGTTAAATCTATACCACCTCCAATTGTAAGTGCTCTGCTATCAAATTGAACTTCTCTAAATCTTTCTCCTATAATTGGTTCTAAAATACAACCAGATCCATTACCACCAGTTAAAGTAATTGAAATGACAGTATCAACGTCAAAGTCCTGTGGATCGACATAAACCGATTTTACACTTCCAATAATAATTGGATCAACAAGAGCAGTAACTCCTGTTCCAGTCGTTGAACCAGAAGAAATTATAATTCTTGGTGGATTAATAACATCATAGTCTTTACCAGAATTTAATACATTAAATTCTTTAATTGGACCATAATAAATCTTATCCAATGATTCTGGACAAGAAATTTCTACGCCATCAATCAAAAGACCAATTCCACCTATTACATTATTGATTGACCTTCTTAGAGATGTTCCATAATTTGATGTAATTTTTTCTATTGGAAATTTTCTTAAAATTTTATTTGGTGAAATATTTCTATTCTCATGTCTTTTTAGTGTAAAAATATGAGTTCCGGAAGTTGGTCGTTCTCCAAATTTGACATATTCCGATCCACTAAGAAGTGATTTTGATGCATATAATCTTATACCATTAGTCCCGACTAATCTTACATAATATTCAAATCCAGATATTAAACCAGAAAGTGGGTTACTGGATGTATATACAACAATATCACCATCAATAAATCTTACATTTGATGGAAATCTAATGATCGAATATGCCTGAGCAACATTATCATAATCATCAAGATAAGTTGATGATCCATCAGGTATACTAGATTCTACAATTTGATCATTAATCTGATATGATGGTAGGGAGTTTGATGCTACATATCCTTCCTTATCTAGATTGTTATAAACGTTTAATGTATTTGAAATATAATTGTTATTTCCCAGTAAAAGAGGGACATTTGCACTTGTTGCCTTTTTTATTTTTCTTCTAATATCATAAGACTGGGTTGAGATTGGTAAAAATCCAGAAATATTACTTAGAATAACTTGATTTAATGCAGTATTGATACTAGTAACCACTGCATTTGCGGAAGCAATATTATTGCTGTATGCATATAAAATATCAACGATGTCACCTTCTTTTAGGGTAGACTTATCAATGATACTCAATAAAGTAAAGGTTGATCCAGAAATATTCGATACTTGATATCTAGTGCTTGTATTATAAATCCAAGAATTTGCAAATACTTCTTTGTAAGTTTTATCACCAGATGTGGGATTGTTAATAATCTCTCCAAGATTTTTAACTCTTATTTCTTCGCCTTCATCAATAAGAGAAACATTTCCTACTTCTTCAAACTCAGAAATAACTCCTGTTATACGTAAGTCAACTCTTTTTGATAAATCGCCATTTTCATATCCAAAAATAGTTTCATTTGATCTAATATCAGATGCAATTGATATTGAATTAGTAATTCCGGTACATCCAAAAAATTGATTAATACTTTTTGAAGTATATTCAATAATATTATCTCCCGATATCAGTGTACCAGTTTGCCCAAATCCAATAGTAGAATCAACAGAAATAATTGAAGATCCAACAGAAACAAATTCTAAAACTTTTGTTTTACCAGGAATTGTAAAAATGCCTTCAATCAAATCTCTATCATTATAACCAACAAATAAACCTAATTGATAGTATGTTTCATTATTTTTTGTAAAAATTTCAACCTCAGATACTGATGCATTAGTTTTTGTATCAGTTGATTTAAATATGGTCTGCCCTTCTAAGTTTAACGGATTACCTGAAATATTTTTAGTTACAATAACTTCTCTTCTGATATAATCGGCAGATGATGGTTTAATTAATCTTCCTTCAAGATCTAGAACATTTGCACCTACACCATATAAAACCTTGAAGAGAATTTTTACAGACTCTTCAATACCTTTGGATTGATAAAAATCTCTTGCATGTTTAATAAAATTTCCTACATCAAGGTCAGAAACAAAATCATAATTTTCTAAACCTGGTGTAAAGGTATATTTTAATTTTTTATAAAATTCTTGTAAGAATAATACACTTAAATTAGTTACAGTTGAAGTTCTATTATGACTTGCTGCCGTAGTTTTTGAGAAGGTTAAGCTTTGTTTATTGACATTTGTATCAAATTCGGAAATAGCAATATTGTTATAATTAGTAATTCCACTGAATCCACGTACACAACCGGTAAAAGTATTTGTTGTAATGCCAGTATATGTAATAATTTCATCATCTATTTTTAATAATCCATATTCAGATGGAAAACCCTTTGTGGAAGTAACAGTAACAATTCCAGCAGAGGATGATACATCATATACTAATGATGTTTGACCAGTAACAACTTCTGGAACTAAATTATCAAGTTTCAAATATTGATCTAAGTTTTCAGCAATATCTACAGTTCCACCCTGAAATTCTTGGGAAATATAGTACTGTTTAAAAAATTCAGTCGCCTTTGGAAAATCCGAAACTATAAATTCTGGAAGTTGACTTTCAATAATTCTATTGATTTGTACTCTCTTCTCAAAATCTGACATATTTTATTTCCTCTCGATGTCTCCGTTAGAATAGCTTGAAGTATAGTAGTCTCTTGTAAAAGTAACTCCGGAAATATCTTCTCCAGAAGCAATAACATCTCTAATCATATTTATCTCACTATTCGAAATGTCAAAACTTAAATACAAATCTTTCAATCCAACAACATCATTGGAATCTGGAAATGCCTGAACTTCAATAATTTCATTATCTGCGACAGTTGACGTAATATTAATCGTGTTAACAATAATTTCACCAGTTGTATAATTAACAGTGCCAATAGATTTTAAAACAACTGTATTTTGACCTTTTTCTGTCTGTCTAATAACTGCCAGATCACCTTTTCCACTATCATCTAATTTTCCACTTATATCTTTTTTTGGAACATCTGTGAAATAAACAATATCATCAGAACCTTGAACTTTAAATCCTGTACTCTTAATATTAAATCCTTCTGGATTAATGTGGAAACGATTTCCAAAGCATAACTCGTATTGTGCAAATTGATTAACGAGAACTTTCATATCCCTTCTAATTCTAACCTTAGTAATATTAGAAGTAATTGAATTATCAACCCTATCAATTAATTGAACGACCTTACTATACTTAAATCTACCGCCAAAGCGATTCATTTCTACGTTTTTAGAATATTCCGTTAATGCTGAGGTAATAGATGTTTTTAAATTATTTACATCAGAAACCTGATTTGTATTATAATAAACTGATGAATCTATCTCAACATACAGAATTTTAAGATCAATTATTTGTTGATTAATTCCAGCAATTGAATATTGCTTTAACCTGTTTAAAATATTTTGCTTATCAAAATCAGAAACATATGTTCCATTTTTTGGTTTAATACTAATCTGAACTTTACCATATTGTGGTGGCACTAAATCTTCCCCTCCCACCACAGAAACGGATTCTGTATTTGGATATATTGATTGTATAATTGCCTCATAATCACGAGAAGTCACTGCCCTGTATTGTGCCGAATAAAGTCTTGGAGCAAAATATTTGACAGATGCTATTGGTTCAATTTCTCCACCATTTGAAGATTTTTCAATTGTATTGACTGTAATCGTTCCTGATGGAATTACACGAATATTAGAAGCATCTACAAAATTTCCTTGAAAATCAAATACGGATGCACCATTACCCCTTTCACCATCGGTCACAATATATTTTGCGGTAATGACTGAATTATTTTCAAGTTTCTTACCAAAATATCCATCTCCAAAAAGAAGTTCATATTTCTCATCTTGAACTTCTTGAACCAAATAAATTTCAGAATTCTTGTTTAATCGTAGAATATTATCTACTTTATAATATTCTCTTCCTATTCCAGTATCATTAATGCCTTTCACATAAACAACAAGATTTGCAATATCGATATTTGGGTTATCAAGAATAAATCTTTGATCCTGAGAGTTATCGACCGTCCACTGTTTTGTTAATAAATTTCCTTGATAAATGTATACTGGAGCAGTAGAAGATCCAAATTTTGCTACTCCATTTTTTACCGTAGTAGTAATATCTTCGGAAATTGAAAATCTATATGATGTATTATCATACGATCCTACACACACCAGACCCGCTTGTAGAGTTAGAAAGGGACTTGCGGTAGTGGTAGGTACTTCGAATGTAATTGCTGCCTTAGAGGCGGTTTTAGATCGTGGTACGTAACCAATATTTCTTGCTAGTGAAACAACATTCTCCCTTAAAGTTGCCGAATCTAGGAAGGATTCATTAACAACCATATTGGAGTTAAATGCTGTAATATAAGTATTATATGCGAGAGTATCAATTAAGACAGAAAAATTAGATCCTTCAAAATCAAAATCCGTGAAATTTGAATTTGCGCGAAGGTAATCTTTAATCTGTGTTTTAATCTGATCGAAATCTAGATTTGTAAATTGTGTAAAAGGCATTTTATCTTGTTGCCTCTAGTAAGAATGAAAATTGTTGTGTTGGGAAATCTTGCCCAATTATATCAAATATAATAGTCACTTCGAATTCATTATTATCTGGTCTTGGTTCAACTTCAACTTGAACATTATCAACTCTATTCTCAAAATTATTAATTGTTGTTTTAATTTGATCTTCAATTACCGAAGCAGATCCGTAATCGACAAATTCAAATAAACTTCTACGAACATCAGTTCCCAACAGTGAATTAAAAAATCTTTCTGTTGGGATTGTTTCTACTAAATTGCGGACAGATCTAGAAATCGCCCTCTCATTAATCAAGACAGGAAGATCTTTTGTCACCGGATGTGGTTCAAAAGAAAAACTAATATCCTTAAAAGATCTGGATATTCGTGTGACTGCCATTGATGAATAGATTTTCTTGATTATTTATACCTAGTGCCAGGAAGATCCATAGTTTGGTTCAGTCCCATAATCCCAATCATCGTAGTCTTCGTCATTGCGAATTTTTTCATGTAATTCAGTTTGTTTTTTAAGGTCATGACGTGGTGCAGAGTCGTTCATTACCTCTTGAATCACTCTTTTTGGTTGTTCACTGTAATCAGTTACAAGTTTTGTGGTCCCCCAAACCTCATACATGTAATTTGAATCTCTATCGACTGGTAAATTAGACATTTTAGCTCCTGTTTTAAACGAATAAAACAGAACTTTTATAAAGGAGGTTGCTATCTCCTTATGTCTATTTAACGATCGACTTCACGCAGCGAATAAGAGTCTGAATTAAGGTATTTGAGTATTTCTAGGGCGATTAATTTGGGATTTCCTTCACCACAAGTGTACACATCTACCGCTAAACACCCATTTTCAGGCCAAGTATGGCAGGAAACATGACTTTCTGCAAGTGCAATCACGACTGTACATCCTTGTGGTATGAAACAGTGTGAAAAGACGTTCAAGACGGTCATTTTCGCACGTTCAATACCATTTAACATTGCATTTTGAAGCGATTGCACATCATTAATCGCTTCAAAATTAACATCATACACCTCTAAGAGCAGGTGCTTACCCATTGAATATTTTTTCAACTCAGGATTTTGTAAAAATTTATTTATTTGATGTAAAAACCTTTGCGAAGATAGTCTTGATCTTTGATAAAGGTCATATTTTCCTTCTTCTCATCATCCCAAACGGGTATCGCAACTGAATTTCCATAACGAAAGTCAGGATTGCGTCGAAAATGAACTTCGATTAACTTATCAGCGATAAATTCACAGTTAATCCAGGCATAATCTCCCTTTAAATTTTTTAAAATCTCAGGAAAATCAACCTTTTGATCTATTTTTTCCCATTTTTGCCACTTATAATAAGGATCAGAAGAGTCCTTTGTACCTAAAACAACTAATTCTGATTCTTGATGATGAAAATCGACACTCAGATGCTCACCTTTGAAGATCTCACACCAAAATTCGGCAGGGTGTATGTGGTCTGTGTGCTTTTCAATCCATTCATTACGAGCAAAACGCCCCATTCCAAGTAAATTAAAGGACGGGCGCACAATATAAAAGTCGGGTCTGGGAACAGTAGTCCCAACTGGACCACATGTATATCCCAAAACCCGACTTAGAAACAGTTTATTATAAACCCAAAGGTCCGATGGATGTATATAATTCCATTCATCGTTACCATTTAGGTTATACATTAACCTTTACCTTGTCCCCTATATTTTTTACGAGCCCCATTGCGAGAAGACGCTGCATACTTAGTTCCACCTCCATCGCCTTGGCGAGACTTCTTAGGAGGACCTGGAATATAAGACGTGCGCTTGTTGAGACCACCAGTTGCTTTTGCCATTGTTTAATTCTCCAAATAAATTTCAGTTTCAAGTTCGCTTGGATTTGGAGAACCTGTCTGATAGAACTGTTGAGACAGATCCTCCATAGTATCGAAGTATTCTTCCTCTGTAAGATTCTGAAAAATTTTACGACCCTTACAGAGAATATTATACCGCTCTTGTGTCATCTTAGATAATTCGTGACTTCTCGTGACCAACGCGAATGCGAGGATCACACCAAATTTCAAATCCTGCTTCTTTTGCATCCAAACAGAAGGATACGTCTTCTCCACACATATCTTGTACTTCACCAGATTCAAAGATTTGCATCTTCGGAGCAAACCAAGGATACTTCATCTCTTCGTGTTCAAAGACACCGTTCTTGATGAGTACCCAACCAAATCCAGTATAGTCAACTGTAAATGGTTTGCGACGCTTCTGAATACTTTCACCAGTTTCATGATTCATCACTCCACCATTGCCTCTGAAATCATCTTCATCGAGCCAGTGTGCCACAGAGGTTGTTTGACCATCTTCGGTCATATACCACCCAGCGGCAATGTCTTTATCCATCAGAACCAATTGCCAGAACTTTTCACTGTTAAAAACGATATCAGAGTCAATCCACAGTTGCCAGTCATATTTTAGTTTACCATCCCAGGGTTTCTGATCAGGACCACGTAGAACATTTGCACCCAGACACTTACAACGTGCAAAGTTCACCATCGAACTATAATCTTGTGAGATCTGAATACTTGCACCTGCTTGTACTAGATCAAAACAGAGTTGAACAAAATTTTTCAGATATGTATAAGAAACACCACGACCTGGAAGACAAAAAACAATTGTCTTTCCTCGTACCATTTCTCTTGCCTTATCGTAGTCCCATTCGGGTTCTTTTGCGACTACTGGCGATTTTGCTTTTACAGTAAATCCTTTTGTCATAACTTGATTAATTTTCAATCATATCATACAGTATTATGTAGCGGTTGTCAATCGATGACTTCCTGATAATGGAGATCCTCTATTGAATAATCAGTCTTCATTAAACCAACCATATTTTTAAGAGTACTCCAAGTTATATCAAATTCCTTTTCATCAACTGCTTGAAATAAACATCGATCCTTAGCATAAATGTCATATTTTTTCATTCAGATACCTCTGAAAGAATAATGTCCTTACCGTCTAGATTAAACAGTATTTCAGTGTCTTCATACCACCCAAGTTCATTCACCATCCATTCTGGTAGTTTAATTGAATACTCACCTGTGATTGTATCAACCTCTATGGGGCGCTTTTCCTCTCCGGATTTTTTTCTCATTCTGTGGATTATATTTTTGAATTATATAGCAAACCTTACAATTGTATTTTATATCTCCGGAATTTTTTGTATTTGGGGGTATGGGGGTTTATGAATTTGAAATGCCTTTATGATTTATCGCGCTTTCGTAACACTTTGTAGACTTAGGGATCCATTGCGATTTATAACGCCGCCCCCCATCACGCGCCGCGCCCGACCCCCCGCACCCGGCGGGGGACCTGCGTCTGCACGAACGCACCCATAAGGGCGCCGCGCCCCGCAGGGGTCAGTCGCGGTCGCTGATGTTCCACCGACCCCATCCGCCGTTGGCGTGGGCGTCGCGGGTTTCGATCGCCTGCATCCGCTGCGTCAGAGTGTACTTACCCCAGAGAGTGAGGTCGGTGCTCTGATAGCAGTCTTCCCAGATGCGGTTGGCGGTTTCGAGGGTCATGGTCATGGTCGGTTCGGGTGTTGAACTGAGATCAGTATAGCAGGTCGGGGGCAGGTTGACGCCCACCCCCACGAACAGGTCAGTCAAAGCACGGTGCTTTGACGGTGTGAGCACAAGACTCAGAATACTGTCCAGCGATGATGGCAGTAGGCACGCCCCAGTGAACGTATTGAGAAGGGCGACCGTCAGCATTCTTAGCATTATCAGCGGCAGAGATCCACACGGTCTGGCGGTCAGCGATGCGGGTTGCCTGAGAGAGGGGGAAGCGGGTCATGGTCGGTTCGGGTGTGAACTGGAATCAGTGTAGCAGGTCGGGGGCAGGCGTCAACCTGCCCCGTAGGGTTCAGATCCTCTCCAGATCACCGTGCTGCAGAGCACGGTGGAGCAGGCGGCCCCAGGAGGTTGCCTCCCGTGCCTCAGGATCCTGCAGCAGGTCAGTCCAGCGAGCAGCAGCGCCGTCATCCTCAAAGGCGAAACGGTATTCGGTGCTGCTGCTGCTGTAGGTTACCAGCAGGTCGAATGTGCCCTGCAGGTCACCTGGCACGATCGCCAGATGGGAGATGGCGCTGCTGTTCACAGAAGCGGCGGCGATGGCGGTTGCGGTAGTCATGGTCGGTTCGGGTGTGAACTGGAATCAGTGTAGCAGGTCGGGGGCAGGCGTCAACCTGCCCCGTAGGGTTCAGGGTGTGGGATCGTATCCGTCGATGATCTCATTAACCGCAGCAGTCGGGGTCATACCCTCTAGGAAGCGATCCAACAGAGCATCCAGCGCCCATCCGTGGTCAGCGGACCCCATGATCCGCTCAACGTAGTCATCCTCACAGATCATGCCGTAGGCAGCATCCCAGAAGGTGCAAAAGTCTTGGGAGTCGAAGCAGTTGTCGGTGGTCATGGTCGGTTCAGGTGTGAACTGGAATCAGTGTAGCAGGTCGGGGGCAGGCGTCAACCTGCCCCGTAGGGGTCAGTATCCCAACCAGGTCAACAGTTCGCCCGCGTCGACCCCATAGATTCCCCAATGGTCAGCGGTGCCGTACTCCTGCAGGAACTCATTGATGCTGCCGTGGAGGTCGGCAGCATACAGGGCGTCGTCATAGGTGACGCATCCGTTGTCATCGGCAATGGTCAACAGTTGATCGGCGAAGGTCTCAGGCATCGGTCGGTTCGGGTGTGAACTGGAATCAGTGTAGCAGGTCGGGGGCAGGCGTCAACCTGCCCCGTAGGGTTCAGATCTGCTCTGTCATCTGCTGGCGGATCATGGTGCGGATGGTGAAAGCGCTGTCGCGGATGCGGCGGCAGGAGTCGGGGATCATGTCGTTCTCACCGTTGCGAGCAGCAGTCTCCAGTTCACCCCAGCGGATGCCTGCGTCGATCAGGGCGTGGCAGATCTCATCAGCGATGGCAGGGGTCACGGTCAGGGTCAGGGTGGTCATCGGGTTCGGGTGTGAACTGGAATCAGTGTAGCAGGTCGGGGGCAGGCGTCAACCTGCCCCGTAGGGGTCAGCAAAAGTGCCCCTTCAGAGCAGTCTGAACCTCCGCCCAGTCTTTGCAGCGGATGGGAGGATGAACGTCGCTCCAGATGACAAATCCGCTGCGCTTACGGTGGGTGCCCACTTCAGTGATCTGAACCGAGTGCTTGAGGGTGGTTGCCATGGGGTGGGGGTGTGAACTGGAATCAGTGTAGCAGGTCGGGGGCAGGCGTCAACCTGCCCCGTAGGGTCAAACGGCAACCCAGTAAGATTTGCCGTCGCGTTCCTGTTGCTCCGCCATGATAAAGGCACCGCTGCTGGAGCATCCGCGCCAACCCTGGACCTGGTAGTAACAGTCCTCCAGGGTGTCAGCATAGGCAACGGTGCTGGCGATCTTACCGCCCCTCACGAACGCCACCGCGAACGGATAGCGGGTGGGGGAGAGGATCGTCTGCAGGGGGGTGGGATCGGTCATGGTCGGTTCGGGGTGTGAACTGATAAAACTATAGCAGATCAGCGAACGTCCTGAAGGGCGGTTGCCTTGGTGCTCTGATGAACCGATCGGGAACCAGCACCAGTCCGAACGCGAGAGGAACCACCCTTAATCCGTGATGCCCAACGATTGGCGCTAGCACCATGGGCAACGGGCAGGCGGGTGACCTTGAATTGGATGCCGTCAACGGTGATAGAAGTCTGGGTCATGGTCGGTTCGGGTGTTGAACTGAGATCACTGTAGGGGCAAAAGGGAAGGGTCTCCCCCTCCGTTGTGACACTGTCAGAACTGGACCTGATCAGCAGTCGGGGCGCTGATCTCAGTATAATGCTCGGCAGCATTCTCCTGATCGGCGATAGAGTCGAGAATGCTCAACAGTTCGGCACCATTGTCACCGCGACGGAGAAGAGAAATGGCGAAATCAGCAGACATTGTAGAAAAAACTAAAAGGTTTGGTAGAAGTCTTTAAGGGCGCTCCCGTTTCCATTATATTAGATTAGGCAGCAATCGGTTCAGGAATCAGGCGCAAAATGTCATCCTCCCAACGATAAAAGTTCAGAATTTCGTTCTCGTCATGAATGTTAATCTCGTCACGAATCTCGTCATGAATGTTAATCTCGTCACGAATCTCGTCATGAATGTTAATCTCGTCACGAATCTCGTCACGAATCTCGTCACGAATCTCGTCACGAATGTTAATCTCGTCACGAATCTCGAATGCCTTCATGATTTGTTCGTGGTGTGAACTGAAGTCAGTATAGAGGGTCAGACAGTCAGGGTGGTGGAGGGTTGCGCCACTGGTTCAGGTGTCACAAGGTAGTGAGTGATCCAGGCGGCAGAGACCCCTGATACCATCATCGCCAGCAGGGTGGCAATGATCTGGTGCATGGTAGTGTCGCTCATTGTGAGATCAGGTCGGCGGCAGTGTAAAGGGCACCTGCTGTCACGGTGCGGACGGGGCGGATCGGTTCCCAGAGCAACCACAACAGCAGCGCAGCAACGGTCAAGCGGAGCATGGTAGCGCGGTGGAACTCAGGGGAACGGGAGCGGGTCAGAAAGCGCATCATCGCTCAAGTTGTGCCAGGGAAGACGGAGCGATGTGAGAAGGAGAACCGCAGGAGAGATAGAAGTCTACCATGCGGTCTGCCTCTTCTTTAGTTGTGAACCACTGGGAGCGCCACTCACAGGAGTTGTAAGGGGTCTGATAGCGAACTTCGAAGCGCATGGTGTTCAGGTGTGAACTGAGAGAATTGTAGTCGGTCAGAGGGGGCAGGATGCCCCCCGCTTGTGCCAGTTTAGAAGTCGAACACGTCGCCGTTGATCTCAGCACGGTTGATCTCAGGATCGGTCCACATCACACCGTCAGGAGTTTGGATGCTGCCGTGATCATAAAGACCCTCTA